AGGTCTATCGTTGTATCAGCGCAGGCGGCGGCGGCGTCGCGGGCGGCGTCGGCGGCGGCATAGGCGGCGCAGGCGGCGTCGGCGGCGGCATAGGCGGCGCAGGCGGCGGCGCAGGCGGCGGCGGCGTCGCGGGCGGCATAGGCGGCGTCGGCGGCGGCATAGGCGGCGCAGGCGGCGGCGGCGTCGCGGGCGGCGCGGGCGGACTTATCCTTGCCGGACAACCAACCATCGGCCCATTGCAGCCATTTGACATCTTTGTAGACCTTCTTACCGCACAGAATTGCGACGCGCACCAGTTGCGCCGTAGTGACCCGCGGCACGGGCAACTCCTTTATCGACCGGACGCGACGTGATCCACCCTTCAACTCGTGATCTGTCTTCTCCTCCCCGCCTGTCTCGATCTCCCACAGCCGGGGGTTTTTTATGCAGGCATGTATCGGATTCATAAGTACGGCCAACAGGGGGTGGCTATACCAGTGTATCCAGCCGTCTGAGCATAAGTCTTGGCGTGGGTTGCCAGTCGCCTCTACCCATTCACCAATTTTCCACAGTGTTTCGTTCGACTGGCCGCGACGGGTATATCCGTCCTGGTCTGTCAGTTTGTAGCGGGTAGCCATAGTTCCTCCTCAGCGCATATTTTCTGCGCAGATTTTTCTTGACTTGTTTGACCCTTAGTGGTAGACTATCTGCTGATTATGGCCAGGCGGACCGCGCGGGTGCGCCATACTTTCGACGTATAGAGTTTTTCGTAAACCCGCCATCCTCTTCGGCCGATGATACGAAAAAGGTGCGGTATGAAAAATGCAGTAGCAGAGTGGCTTATTTATTGCAGGCGAAACTATAGCCCGTACACGGTCGATCAATACAGACGCATTCTGATGCGGTTTGCCGCGTTTACGCAAAGCCCGCCCTTGCCACAGGTCACAGTCCTGCACATCGAGCAATACATAGATGTGCTGCTGATCGAGCGGTGCCGTAACACCACCAACTCGCATCTGGCCGCGCTCAAATCGTTCTGGACGTGGCAGCACGAGCGACATGGTTTGCCCAACCTGGCCGCACAGGTGCCCGCGCTGGCCCCCAATGATCCTGAGCAGCGGGTGCTCACTGAGGAGGAGTATGCCCGCGTGCTGGCGGTCTGCGAGCCGATGGAAAAAGACGTGATCCAATTCTTTGCCCATACCGGCGTTCGCCGGGGGGAACTGTTGCGGTTGCGATGGAAGGACATTGCCCCCGATATGCTGTCGGTTCGAGTCCCGTGTGGTAAGGGGCGTAAACCCCGCACCGTTCCGCTGGATAGCATAGCGAGGGATATTTTGACACGCAACCACGATCAAGACACACTGCGCTTTCTCAAGAGGTATGGGACGCCGAGCGCGATGGACCGCCTATGCGGGCGGCTGGCGGTACGTTGCGGTATCGCCGCGTTCGGCCCCCATGCCCTAAGACATTTTTGGACTACTCGGATGTTTAAAGCGGGCAGGCCCGCAAAGGTAATCAGTAAGATATTGGGGCATAGCTCGCTGGCAATCACGGAGCAGGTCTATTGTCATTTGCTCCCGGTAGATCTCATCGGCCAGACAGAGGGTTTCGCTACCTAAATAGTATACCACATGCGAGGAAGAAGTCAAGCGAAATCGGAGACTATCTGTCTCCGTTGTACGGCATAAAGATGGCCTGGACGAATACAGCCTTGCCCTTATACATTTCGACCATTGTTGGTCGCGTGTTATCGACCGGGCACTTCACCCTGATCTCATCGCAGTATATGTCCTCTATGGCCCGCACGGTATCGGCAAACAGCACCCAGTCTATGTAGGCGCGCGCTCTGACGCAAGCCCCCTGAATCGCAGTCGATAGAGTGCTGTATGATACCAACGTCTCCTCCGGCTGGTACTCATAGGGCGCGGTCACATAGTCGCGCCACTCCACAAACAGGCCCCGCTTGCCGCGGGCCTCCCTCACTGTCGCCTCTGTTGCATGGTCGCGGATAAAGGTGCGCCCGGTCTGTGGTCTCCACAGGCCGGGGGACATTGCAGTTTGCCTATGTACAATGACCATCCGCTTGCCGTCTGTAGCTACCAGAGTGCCTTGCTCGTCGGCATAGACACACTGGATGCAAACAGCTGCGTCACGCAGGTGACTACCGTGCGGGGGGTATGTGGCCGATTTTAGCAGCCGGGCGATTTTCGCGGGGAGCTTCACTGCCGGTTCTACCTTTGGTATCGAGATCATACTTGCGCCTCCACGGGCAGGGGTGCCAGGCCCCAAAATGCACGATGTCTATTTTTTAGCTCTACGGGGATCTTGCGGGTCCAGGTCAAGTACGGCCAGCACGATGCGGGCCATTCATACATGCTGCACTTCTCCAGATGGCCTTTAATAGCGAATGCATCATCCGGCCCCATCTGGTCAAAGTCGATCACGACAAAGGCAAGCTCCTTTGTCGCCATGTTCTGACTGACTACATAGCCAGTCGATTCGTCTACTGCGTATCGTATTTTCATACTTTCACCCTCTCATTCTGGGGGCCTGTCGGCCCGGTTAAATCCCCGCTCAGGAGTCGGACCTGAGCTTGCCGGGCGGGGCTGGGTTGAAAAATGCGTCAGTTCTCATCAGGGTAGAGTTCGTTTGCCGTTTGCGTATTCAATCGTACCGTCCCGGTATGAGGTGACTACGCCAGTACCATCACACCATTTGCACATGTGGCCGTTTTTGTGCGTGCCGTAACCGTCGCAATGTGAGCATGTTATGCCAACGCCCAATCCGTGGTCATTTTCATCGGCATCGTGTGGCCGTGGGTGTTTCGTTTCCATGCTTACACTCCTGATTTGTAGCTTGCTTTCGCCTTTGCTCATTACTCACATTTGCCCCGCTCAGGAGTCGGACCTGAGCTTGCCGGGCGGGGATAAAAAATGTGCTAATGGTTGAGTTCAGCCAATCGCCGCGCGAAATCTGCGGAGTCCGTGGCATCACAGAAAGCCGCCCAGATTTCTCCGATAGGGTCGATCCCTTGTTCCTCATCCTTTTCAGTCGCATCGGGAGCGGACTCCTCGGCGTCGTAGAGCATTTCAACTTGACGTGCCACGTCATCCCCCCTAGCATTGAGGCACTTAATATTGACGCTGTCATCGTCAACATCTTTCAGGCCAAGCTCCTCATAGCTGCACTGTCCGAGCCACTCAAACGATTCACCATCCAGGTCTGTAGGGACCGAAATAACCTCGCCCGTTGTCAGATGAAATTCCTGATATCCACGCTTCATTTTCCATCCCTTTCAATCGCTGTTCGAATTCACTTGCCGGTCACAAAAGCCCCGGCCCGGTCTTGCTCCGGGCGGCTGCTGTCGGGGCATAAATCCCGGCGGGCGTGTCGGTGATGTGCCTAACAATGCTGGCAAGCTATGTGAGGAGACATCAGACACCCTATGCAGGGCGTGACGTGCGCCCGCCGGGTTAAGTGCTCTACAGCCGGTCACGGATAAACTTTGCCAGATCCTCAGACTGATATCCGGCGTATGCCCAATCTTTGACAAGCCGGTTAAACTCGCATATCGGTAGTTCGTGCTGTTCAAACCTAATAGAACGGTCCCAATCGTCCGGGGTGTTCCAGTGCCGCAATACACCGTAGATGTTCGATTCTCCGCCCGATACCGTGCCGCAAACTACCTTGCCGGTAGCATGGTCGGTAAATCGTAAAGCACACCGCTTGCCGTAAATATCGCGGCGGCTATTCAGAGCCTCAAGTGTCGCGGTTATCATTACCGTGCTCATATCTATTACCTCCCTATGGCCCGCGCCGTCGGGCCGGGATTAACGACCGGGGACAGCGCGGGCCGGGTGAAAGCCTCTATTTTCTACCCTGACGGTCAATCTCTATCGCGTCCAGGGCAAACCGTACCGCCGCGACAAACTCGGCGGGCCGCTTGCGATAAGGCCCGAATGGTTCCCGAGCGCCGCCGCCTTCATTCATCATCTCATAGACCACATAACCCCCATATATGGGGTTGTGGTCTAGGTACCATGCGCCAATATTGGCAACAGATTTGCCGTCTTCTGTGCGCCAGGGCGTTTTCGATTTGCCAAGCGCAGCACATAGCCGGTCAAACCAATACGTTACATCTGCTTTCGTCACTCGTTCCATTGCTTTCACCCTTTAGTCGGCACTATCGCCGGATGGGCGCGGCACATGGTCCGCGCTCGACCGGAGACAGGGCCTACCCTTTTAGTCTTTTCAATATGGTATGTTCCCGCATCAGACATTCGCGCTGTCCGGCAACATAGCCGCGCACGTATTCAGTGGGCAGGCCCGTAAAGTCTGATCCGTATTCACCATTGATATAGTCCTGTTTGGCGTCCTCGTATCCTTGTCTGAATGTGAGTTTGTGCGGTGTTGCCATTGTCTCTGTCCTCGATTTGGGGTTGTCTTTACCCGCAACTCTACTCCTTCACCACGGCGGCCTTAGCCGCCAACACTGTGAAGTTCTCGACGTTGACGCCGAAACGCTCCAGGTGCCCGCGCAAGTCGTCAAGTTGCTCTTGATCGACTTCCTCGATATAGCCGGGCTCGCTGTCGCTCGCAATACCCCATAGCCCGCCGGACTCAAACGTTTGTAGGCGGTAACTCCCGCTGCCGATAGGGTACTGGACTGTGGCTATGGCATAGACGCCGATTGTATCCGGGTTCAGGTCAAGCTCATGCTTGATTCTGACACTCATCAGGGTCGGCCCGTCGGCAAGGGCGGCGCGGGCGACGTCGATGCGCTCCGCATCATCTGGTACATCTATCAGGTTAATCAACGCTCGTCTAATATCCATGCTTTCACCCTGCTTTCTGCCCCGTAGGGGCTTGCGGCATAATCGCCGGGGACGGGTCACGCGGTCGTGGCCCGTAGTCCGGGGGTTATGTCGTGGCCCTGAATTGATAACCGGTCATTTCCACAAGTCCGCGCGCAGCCAGACGGCGAATCGCCAGTACGGTACACCGGCTGCGCCTATCATAGCTATGCCAGCCTGGATACTTACGGACGAACGCCAGAGCGTGTTTCATGTTCTTTCCCATTGTCTGATCTCCTCATTTAGGGTTTTAGCTTGCCAGCTTACATCTATACTTTACACTATGATTTACGGCGTGTCAAGCGCTTATACGCTTTTTTTGAAATTTTTTTCTGCCCTTCGATGTACTGCGCGGCGCGCTGCTGCGCGTATCGGGGACAATCGCCCGGCCGGGGACATCGCGACGTGTTGCAGACGCCGCCGGGGGTGTGGGGACAGTAGCTATTCATCCAGGCACTCCTTATGAAGTTGTGCTCGCGTCTTGTTTCGATTCACCAGTGCTCGAAATTGCTGATAAGTGATGCCCTTATCAGGTCCCCCGAACGTGCACGGCGTGCTCGGATAGCCGTTTATTCGCCGCAGCGCGTCCTTATGGCTGACGTTTTCCCAGCTTGCCGTGATGTAGGCCCACTCGCTATCTGCATCATAGGCGTATCCAAGTTTGTTCATACCGGCATAGTATTCCCCTCGTGAATTTGCGTGCCATGTTTTCGTGCGTAATTTGTGTGGGCGATAGCGGGTTCGACATCCGCAAGGCTTGAATTTACCGCACACCATGCAGTAGTCTTTGCGACGTGCGGCTCTCAGTCCGGTGAGCTTCTCCCATGTTCGGGGATCAACAGGAGTGAGATAATTTCCGTGTATGAAATAGCTATACGCCGGGAATGTTTGCTCTGGCGGTATCGCTACCCATGCAGGATCGGGTGGAATGTCGGCATCGGTTGCAGCTACGCTATCGTGATTTCGCCAATAATACATTGTGTCTCCTTTTGCATATAGTATACCTACGCACTGATAACGTGTCAATATAAATCTATTTTTTCTCTATCGAAATCTTTATAAGGAGATATAGTGCGTGTTTTTGCCTCGACTTGGGGGCAGGGTAGGGCACGAAAAACCGCACTGGCGTATGTTTCTTGTGGGAAATACGCACAAAACACTTGAATAAGAATGGGGTAAATTACGATTTCCATAATGGCACTTAGTGCGTACCTGAGAATCTAATACTGTGTTAAGCTATACTTATACTATATAAGCTACACAAAAAGGTATAGGAGTCTATTTCTTCTTCTTTTTTCTCTGAAAGAGGGGGAAGATAGGGAAGAAGTATAGTATTAAAGCAAAAACGGTGTTTTTCAAGCCCTGAGTAGGCTGTTGCGGTCGGGGTTTGCAGGATGGAAGCTTGGACGGCGCTAATATCGTGGTAAATAGCCTCAAAAACCTGCCAAAATGGCAGTCCGCGCCCATTTCCGGGCGCGCACGCGCACAAAAAGCACCGCACGCGCACGAAAAAGGCCGGATCGACCGGCCTGATACCGTCCCCCGATATTGGGGCTCAATAGTATGCCCGCACTCCTGATTCCTTGCCACATTTTGGACAGGCTCGTGTACGTTCCACCAAACATAGTCGCGGCACTTTGCTACATCGGTGCCAGCGATTAATTATGGTGTCACAATGTCGGCATTTATCGCGCGCCTGATATTCGCCCGTGTTTGGATGGTGCCGATATTCTGTAGTCATATTGTCTCCTTCCGCCCCGATATTGGGGCTCAATTGCAGTAGGATTGTACGCACTCTTCGCCGCAGCACAGTTGTTCCCGATCCACCGGGTGGAATTTACTGCCGCACCACTTGCATTTGCGTTCCTGGTCTCTCCATGCGTCCGGGCACCCCTGCTCGTGACAGATGCGCCCATTGACCATAGATGGACTGCATCCATCACATCCCGTGTGTTGTAGACTGAGTTCGTCACCGTTTTTGTAGTGTGTTCTCATGAATTTTCTCCTCTGCTTAAGGCATGCACCGAATGATTAGTTCAATTGCCGCGATAAACACTATACCGCCGATGATCGCTTGCGCTACCCGTTTCATGTTCTATCTCCTCAATAGGGTTAATGTTGCCTCTACAACCCGGCGTCCCATGCTTGCCAGCACTATGCACAGTCTACCACAGGAGCTTGCGATTGTCAACATAATTCTCGTAAGATTGTTGCAGATAGTTGTAAGTGCTTGTGTATGCTGTAGTTACGTGCGTGGAATTGTGCGCCATACGCTAAGGGTATGGCGCACGTGGGGTTGAGCGCGTGCGCGCGTGCGCGTGCGCGTGCGCGTGCGCGTGCGCGTGCGCGTGCGCGTGCGCGTGCGCGTGCGCGTGCGCGTGCGCGTGCGTGCGCGCGCGACCCCCCGCGGTACCACCCTTGCTGGGGTATTTCCGCCTTGGGCCCCCCGTACCCGGGACCCCCGCGCCACACCTAAAATTCCCAATACCCGACAAACTCACTCCGCTATCCATAACCCCCGGTATATCAACCACTTACAACACCCACACAAAAAATTGTAAAAAATCCACCAAAACAGGCCATAAATCTGACCTCCGGACCCCATGATTGCGGGGAACTATAGAGGGACGCGTGCGCGGGCTCCGCCCAGGGGCCACGCACGAGGTCCCCGTTAACGTGGGTGTTGTGCGTGGGCCACCAATGGGTCCCTGCGCAGGTGGCATCTGGCCCGGTATTATTGCGCCTGATGAGGGGGTCACGCCCCGAAACGCCATACGGCGTAGCGCGGAGTCGTCCCAACCGGGGAATAACTGACGACCAGGGGACCCACACACAACGCTCACTTTAGGAGACCTACACGATGGCGACAGCCACACGATTGATCGACAATGGCGGCTTCACGGTTCCCCCCGGTGCCCTCGGATACACCCCGGTTCTGGCGTCCGGGATCAAGCTCACTGACGCAGCCACGGGGGGCGACCACACCCAGGCCCTCACCACCGGGGCTACCTACGTTGCGATGGCCGACCCTACCGCCGGGGGCGACTGGATTATGGGCGTGGCGGACGTGACGACCGCGGCTAACGCCGTCTGGTACGTCCCGGTCAACGGGATTCTCGTGTTCCACATGCCCGTAGGATACACGACGCTGCACTACGAGGCCCTGGCATCCGGGGCGTCTCTTTATATAGCGCGGTTGCAGGAGTAGAGGTATGGGACGTATCGACGGTTTCCATGCGGTCGTGACTGTGGTAGTCGCCTGTTTCCTTGTGGTAGTGGGTGCGGGGGTCTATTCGATGAGTCATCTGACTCCTCAGCCCCAGGTCATACAGACCGTACAGGTAGTACAGCAGCCGCTCTCCATCGCCGACCAGGTTGAGCAGGTCCGCGGGGCCGTGGTCCACGTCGGCAAGGTAGGGGTCTGCCAGGGGTCGGGGTGCCTGATTACCTCCGACGGCATTCTGTTCACCGCCAAGCACGTCTCGGACGCGGAGCCCGGCGACTACACGGTGACGCTGGACGACGGCAAGACCTACAAGGTCAAGTACGTCATCGAGGACCGCGAGAACGACATTAGCTTCATGCAACTGGACCTCGCGGGCCGGGAGCCGAACCTGCCCTACGCCGAGCTTGCCCAAGAGGACACGCTGCGGGTGGGGGACGCGGTGTTTATCCTCGGCAGTCCGCTCGGCAAGGACAATGCCAATACCGTCAGCCTGGGGATTCTCTCGGCCCGGCCGAGGGACCTCTACAACCGGCCTGGGTGGGACTCCTACCGGCGGTATGGCTGGCACGCCATGATTCAGACCACCAGTCCCGCCTTCCCCGGCAACTCCGGGGGGCCGTGTTTTGACATGCAGGGCCGGGTGATCGGAGTCCTCGTGGCGGGGCAGGCGGAGACGTTGAATTTCTCGGTACCGGTGGCGCGGTTCCGCGACACGGTGCAGGCGGTGCGGGCGTGGTTCGCCCTGTGCCGGTTCGAGGTCGTCCAGCCGGAGGCCCGCAAGGTGGCCCCGGCGGCGGAGGGGTTCGGCAGTCATAGTTTCCAGGGGTTCTGATATGTCGTCTTTAGCCGCAATCAAATACTCTCTTTCTCCACAAGAAGTGGATTACAGCTCTGCCGGGAAATTAGTCTATAAAGGGCGTTCTTTGGATAACTTTACCAAAGAGGAATTGATTGCCCTACTATATCTGGTTTGCCGAGGACATGATCCAGAGTATTACGGCGATAAACCCGCTTTGATTATCCAGGAGAAGGACATCGCCGCGGTATGGCCGGTGGAGGCGGAGAATGATGCCTCGTGACGTAGAGGGGGCGGGAAAAGGCGATGACCTCCGGCCATGCCGCACGGGTCGGGAGGAGCGGGACTTGCGGTATGCCCTCGCCCTGGGGCTGATTACCCGCGAGATGTTCAACCAACGGTATATGGAACTTGAAGCGCAGGGAAAGATAACACGTGACGGCAGGAGAGTAAGTTAATGACCCCGGAGCAGACCGATGACCCTCCTCTTGGCGTATCTCGCCGGACTGATTACATGGTCCTTGGCCCTTTATCGGGGGCTCGCCTTGGAGCGTCGGCAACTATGGCGGCTCTCTGGCGTTATCTTCGTAGACGAGATGCTGGCTATCAGTGTCGGAGTGTGGCTCGCCCGGTCGGGTACGCTCGCTGAGATTGTGGCCTGCGCCCTGGGCGGGGCGACGGCCTCGGTCGTGCTATTGTGGAGGGTCCGGGGTGAAGAATTATGAGCAGGCGTATGGCGGGGAGTGGTGGGGATATACCCCCGATACAAGAATTGAGTGTTGTAGGTGTGGGTTGAGGCACCGGGTATACGTGCGGAAGCGCGGGGGCAAGTATCAACTGCGATTTGACCCGATCAGGTCTCCGAACAAGAAGAGGAACAAGAATGTGTGATGATGTGTTGAGAGAAGCGTTGAGAGAAGAGTTGCCGGATGAGGTTGAGGATGGCGAAGAAAAGCAAACCAACCCCCGAGAATGAGCCCCTTCTAGAGCGCGGCCATAAGCAACGCGCAGGGCGTGTATTGAGTGAGTACCTACGCGCAGTGGCGCAGGAAATTACCGAAGTAGTTCCTGATGACAGGCCAAACCCCGGCCCGCCGAAGTTGATGAGTAAAGCGGAACGACTCGCTCGATGGCTGTGGCAAAAAGCATTGCCGCATAAAGGTAATGATGGGGAGATTGTAGAGCCTAATCTCGACGTGGTGAAACTTGTTCTGGACCGCGTAGAGGGCAAGCCCGGCATACAGGGCGAGGAGAAAGAGTCGGAACGGGAGACGGTGCCCCAGAAGATTTCGCGGATGAACGTGGACCGGCTGAACGCGATGGCGGAGGAACTCAATGGGTCTGTTTGACACTGATTATGCCCCGTGGGAATGTCCTTATTGCCACGCCAATTTGGAGGCAGAGGGGCCAACCGTGGGCAATCCACATGTATGTCGTCCGGTTAAAGAGAAGTTAGACGCGATTCTTGAAGAGGCGAACCGCACTAACGAGGACAGTGCGTGACGACTGTTAAACCCGAGCTATCTACACCATTTCCAACAAATAGAGAATGGTGGACCGATCCCGCGACCGGCCTCAAGATCCCGATGCGGGAGGCGGAGAACGTCGCCTACCGAGAGCGGCTGTTGCATAAGGCGGCGTCCGATCCGGTGCTGCAAAAAGACCTGCTTGCAGCGTGCAGGCAGTCGGCATTGTTCTGGATTAACTCGTTCGCCTGGACGCTTTGGGAGATGGAGGTCAGCCAACAGACGCACAGTTACGTCGTGTCGCCTGTCAGCCTGCATCCGTTCCTGACCTACGAGCGGCAGGACGAGATGGTCGAGTTCCTCCTGGCCTGTTTCCTTGAGGGGCACGACGGGCTCATTGACAAGTCGAGAGATATGGGGGCGTCGTGGTTGATCGCCCTGTTCATTCACTGGCTCTGGCTGTTCGGTCGGTCGAACCTGCAACTCCGAGAGATGAGCCGTGTTGAGGACCTCGTGGACAGCCCGATCAGTAAGTCACTGTTTTTCAAGCACGATACCGTAAATACTTATCTGCCGGAGTGGATGTGTCCGCCTGGCGTCCTCGTTCGGGGCCGTGACAATCGGACGAGTATGCGACTGCATAACGAGAAGAACGGTTCCACGATTGCGGGCGAGAGCACGAACAAGTCCGCCTTCTCCGGCGACCGGGCGGGCCTGATTCTCCTTGATGAGATGGCGAAGATGAACAACGGCGAGAGCATCAAGCGGTCCACCGCCGCCGTGTGTCCCTGCCGTATCGTGAACTCGACGGTCGATCTGCCGGGCAGTTGCTACTCGAACTGGAAGAACTCCGGCACGATCAAGGTGTTCTCCCTGATGGCGTGGGACCACCCGCGCAAGGGCGCAGGTCGTTTTATCTTACAGGATGAGACGACGAAGGAATACCGGATCACGTCGCCCTTCATCGAGCATGAGATCGCCCGCAATGGCCGGAAGGAAGTCGATAAGGAGATCTACGCCCAGGAGGGCGCGGTAGGCGATACGTTCTTCACGCGCGCCGATCTCGACAAGCACCAGGCGTTGTACTGCCGCGAGCCGAAGGAACGCTTCAATATCAAACTCCGCGACAAGATCCCCAACGCGGACGTGGCACGACTGTTTCGCACACGCGACCTCAAGGCGGTGTCTCTGTCTCGGGCTCGTGACGGCGAATTGGCCGTGTGGGTCCCGTTGACTAACGGGCGGCTCGATCAGAGCCGCAGCTATATCCTCGGCATTGACCTCAGTAAAGGGCTTGGCGGTGAAGGCACGAGCGAAAGCGTCGTCTCGGTCAAGTGCAAACAGACAGGCGAGATCGTCGCTAAATGGGCAAGCCGAACAACCGCTCCTTATAATGCCGCAAGAGTCGTTGCCGCTCTATGTCTCTGGGTGGGCGGCGGGGCTCCCCAACGTCTGCCGTTTGTCATTTGGGAGCAAAACGGGCCCGGCCTCGACTTCGGGAACGTGTTCGTCCACGAGTTGAAGTATCCCTACTACTACCGCGACGAGACGGTGGGGAATGTGGCGGAGAAGAAGACCGCCCGATGGGGCTGGCACTCCAGCCGCGAGCGCAAGGCCGTCATGCTTCGCGCCTACGAGCGGGCTTTGATTGAGAACCGGATCGTTAATCGGGACAAACAGAGCCTCGATCAGGCTCGAACGTACATCACGTATCCGGGCGGCGGTTGCGGTCCCGCGGAGTTGGTGGACAAGGATAAATCGGAATATTTGGGACACGGGGACAGGGTTATTGCTGACGCTTTGACCGTGATGGACCGCGAGGTCCTAAAGCCTAAAGCGGAGAGTGAGGCCGCGCCGCAGGGTACGTGGGGGGCGAGATTTCGGGCGTGGCAGGTAAGCCAAAAAAAGTCAAAGGGATGGCAGAGGGCGTTTAATTACGGGTAAACTATGGCAGTAGAACTATCCGCCAATAAGCTCAGCGAGTCCGTGGCCGAGGGCTTCAAGAGGTTCGACCATTTCCGCAAGGCCCGCGCGGACCACATAAAACAATACGTAGACGAATACTTTGAGAAGATTCAGGGCATCACCGGCGAGAGACCTATCAATCTGGTCTTCCTCGCGGTCAGATCGCTCGTACCGAACCTCGTGCAGAAAGAGGGATGCACGCAGGTCCTCACCAAGATCCTCCGCCAGCGGGAGTACGCGGAGAAGCTAGGGCTTGCATTGACCGACCTCGATGAGCAACTCAAAGGGGCTCGGCTTCTCCGTGCGGCGATTGTGGATATGTGCTTCGGGATGACCGTGCTCAAAACGAGCATCGCCGCCAGCGGGCAGTTGTTTGATGTGGCCCCGGATGTCCGGGTCGATCCCGGCCAGATTTACACGGAGCGGATCAGTCTCGATGATATGACCGCCGATCCGTGCTGCACGGCATGGGATCGGGCCTCGTTCATCGGGCACCGTATTCGTATCGAACGTAACAAACTCCTCGACGCCGATGGCTTCGACCGCGGTGTCATTGAGCGGCTCCCCCGCGCAGGTCCCAAGGCCAAGGATGACCGAGCGGACGAACTCAGCAAAGACGACAATCAAGCCCTGCATACGATGGACTTGCAGGACTATGTGAATATCGTGGAACTTTGGGTCCCCGAGGCGCGGGCGGTATGCTATATCCCCGATCCCGCCGAGGCCGTCACCAGCGACTTCCTCAAGATTGAGGACTACTATGGTCCGCCGAGCGGTTTGTATACTTTTGGGGCCCTGACTCAGCCTGTGCCGGACAATCCTTTTCCGGTCGCTCCCGTGGGCGTATGGCGCGACCTGAGCGACATGGCGAATAAGCTGTTCAAGAAGGCCATGTCCCAGGCCGACCGGCAGAAGAATGTCACGCTCTATCGCCCCTCCAGTGCCGATGTCGCCGAGGCTGTGCGGGACGCCGAGGACGGCGAGATGATCGCCACGGAAGACCCGGACGGCGTGAAGACCGTCTCCTACGAGGGCGCATCGCCTGAGACTGTGGCGATGACGCAGAGCCTTTACGGGTGGTTCAATCTCGTGGCGGGCAATCCCGACCTGATGAGTGGCGCGGGAGTCAATTCCGACAAGGCGACGGGTCAACAGATTCTCCAGCAGAATGCCGCTATCGGCGTCGGCGATATGCGGGACATGGTGTATGACCTCGCGGCGGAGATTCAGGGGAAGCGCGCGTGGTTCCTGCACAATGATGACCTGATGTTCCAGCCGGGTGAGCCGGGCATCCCGCTCATCAAGCGGGCGGAGAACGGGCAGGAACGTCAGATGTGGCTCACTCCGGCGGACAAGACGGGTGAGTTCGAGACCCTCGGATTCAAGATCGTGCGCCGGTCTATGTCCGTGCTCGACCCGATTGCGCGAGCGCAGGCGGTGCAGGGCTTCACCACGAACATCGTCCCGCAAGCGTTCATGGCTCTGCAAGTGGCGATGCAGGCGGGCCAGCCGTTCAACCTGCCCCGCTATCTGACGCGCGTGGCGGAGGATATGGGGATCTCGGAGATCGTGGCAGAGATATTCGAGGACCCCGAGTTTCAGCAGAGAATGGAGTGGTATTCCCAGACGGCGGGCAAGCAGAACAAGAAGAACGGCGGGGGGAGCAACACGACACAGAATGGCGGGTTCCCGGTAGGCCGCGCGGCCCCGATGGACTCGATGCAGCAGTTTAACCAGAACGCGCAGATGGGGGCCGCTCCGGCTCAAGCCATGCTGCCGGTGAGGAGTCAATGATGTTCAGCAAACCCACTACGAGAGCCATAGCCGGGCCAAGAACAGCGAGTGAGTCCATTGCGAGGAAGGCGGCGGTGAAGAAAAAGTACCCGCAGATGTCCGAAAAGGATTGGGGTAAGCCGACAAAAAAGAAGCGCAAGACCGCGGTGGATACTATTGTGGAACATGACCAAGCGGAGTTGGACTCGGCAAAGAACGCCCTCAGTCCCGAGGAGTTTGAGAAGTTTTTCGGGTCCCCGAAGCGGAGGAAGTGACCATGCCGGAGTACCACTACCGATGCGATTGCGGGAACACCCTTGTCGTGGATAAATCCATGAGCAACTGCCACGACACCGAGATTTGTGTGGAGTGTTCGGCGGAGATGTACCGTGACTACCACGCGGAGAACACGACCACGAACGGCGGCGACCACGAGGCTCGTCCGCTTCATTCGGATGCGCTGGCGATTCATCCGAGCCAGATTGACGAGCACCACCGGCTCTACCCGGATGTCCCGCTCGACAACAAATGCCGTCCGGTGCTGACTCGCTACAAACAGCGTGAAGCCTATTTGAAAGCTCGCGGAGTCGAGAAGATTCCGCATCTGAGGGAGTGGTGATGGAGGATGGGGTGACAAAGGTTTGCTCCAAATGTGGGAAGGAAAAAGATCTCGCTGATTTTTCCCCGGATAAACGAGCACTCGACGGCCGTGAGGGCCGATGTAAAAAGTGCATGAGTGCGCGGTGGGCTGATTACAATAAGCGGAAGGCGGCGGAGAATCCAAAATGGATGCGCCATCGCGAGTGGCGGTTGGAGTACGGATTATCCCCGGAACAAGTTGAAACTATGTATATCCAACAACATGGTTTATGTCTGATTTGCGGGAAATCTATGACGCTGGATGAGGCACACGTGGATCACGACCACCAAACTGATCGGGTTCGTGCACTTTTGTGTGGACTATGTAACCCGATGATCGGCATGGCCCGCGAGAACTGTGAGACATTAAGTAATGCGATCCAATACCTGAATTCTTTCAAGGGGACAAGTAATGGGTGATGAGAAAGCTGTGGCTGAACTGAAAACCGCGATTGACGCGATTGACTTTGATGGCGGATTGACCTCGGTAAGTGCTACCCCGGCGACTCCCGAACAGAAACCGGCAGAGGAAACTCCCTCTACCCTGGTAACTCCCACAAAGTCCGACCCAGTGGAGAAGGAAACTCCGGTTGTGGTCGAGACTTTAGCAGAGAAACCGGCAGAGGAAGAAGTTGAATCTACCCCGGCGAAAACGGAAGAGTCCCCGGCAGACGATAAACCGGCGATCCCCGACAGTCACTATCGTGCAGCGGTGCACATGGGCATGAAGGCCGAGGAGATTGGCGAGTTGTATGACCAGTCCCCGGAACTCGCCCTCAAGGCCCTTGCCAAGTGCTATGAGATGGTCAACGCCTCCTCGAAGCAGCTTGGCGAATTGGGTCAACAGGCCCGGCGATTGAAGGAACCCGCCCCGGTTACGCCAGTGCAGCCGAGCCGCAAGGAGGCGGTGATGAAGAAGCTTAAGGAGAAGTACGAGGATGACCCGATTATCGACTTGATCGGGGAGCTTATCCCCGATGCTCCGGCACCGCGGCCTGCGGTCCAGCCGGTGCAGCAGCAGCCGCCCGAGCGATCCATTGACGAGGAGATCGCCGTCCGCCAGACCATCAACACGTTTTTCGGGGCGGATGATATGAAGCCGTATGAGGATTTCTACGGCAAGGCGGGCCAGGCGGGGGATTGGACCCATCTGACCGGGGGTCAGGTCGCCAATCGCCGGGAGACGTGTAATCGGGCGCAGTTGATCCTCGATGGGGCGGAAGCCACAGGGATGAAAATGAGTGCCGCGGAAGCTCTGGAGCGGGCGCATCTGGAAGTCGCCGCGCCGATGGTGGAACAGGTGGTCCGGCAGCGGATCGTGAAGTCTGTCCAGAAACGGGCGGCGGGCGTGACGCTAAAGCCGAGCGGGAGCAGAACCCCGGCCCCAGCCGCGGGTGCGTACAACCATGAACAAGCCGTACAAGAGGTAGGAGCCGAACTCAAAAAGGTGTTCGGTTCTCCATAATAGGAGATTGAAAAGATGTATACCATCGACCAAATCTCCGGCTTGATCGCAACGACTCACACCAAGTACCCGAAGCAGGAGCTTACGGTGACTTGGGACGATCATCGTTTCGAGGCCGCGAGAATTTTCAACAAAGAAAGCATCAAGAAACAAGGCGGGACCACGATCACCGGCAAGGCGGTCCTGTCTCCCACTGGTAATGCCCGATATATCGGGTTCTATGAGAAGGACGAACTGGCGCAGGGCGAGACGGTCCACACATATACGATGCCCTGGTGCCGGATGACAACCAACTGGTCCTGGGACGAGCTTGAAATCCTGATGAACAAGGCTGATCCCGAGGGGTTCATTGACCTCGCCAAGACTAAGGACATGCAGGCGGCTTGGGATGTCGCTAATTTGTTTGAAGCAGCTTTTTGGCAGGCCCCGACTTCTTCCTCGGACGACAAGTATCCCCGCGGCGCGCCCTACTACATCCGCATGATGGACAAGGACACGACTACGGCGGGCTGGGTCGGTAAGACCATCCGTTATCGCAACGGTACGACCGGTACGAGTTGTTCGGATATTGACGCCGCGGTATATCCGCAGTGGGCGAACTGGGCCGATCTCTACACGGCGGTCAACGATGACCTGGTGGACAAGATTCGCAATGCGTTTCTGTACACCAATTTCCGGGCTCCTCTCGGTGCCACACAGTTCGAGGTCCGCAAGGCTGCGAAACGGCGTATCTACACCGGGTTTACGGTGAAACGGAACATCTTCAAGTACCTCGACGCCAAGGATGATGTCCACGCCTCTAAGGAGATGCTCGGTCGGATGATCGTGACCGAGGGTACGGACATGCTCATTAACGGCCACGATGTCATTCCCATCGACACCCTGGAGGGTGCAACCGATCCCGAGACCGGCGATACCACCGATCCGATCTATTGCATCGACTTCGCGCACTTCATCCCCGTAACCTATAGCGGGTACTGGATGAAGGTCATGGGCCCGGTCCACGGCGGGACGTTGCAGCACAGTGTATGGACCATGTTCAAGGATGGGGCGCACAACATTCTCAGCGATTCCCCGCGTCAGGCCGGGTTCGTGATCCACAAGGCATTGACTGCCTAATAAGAGGAGAGATTCAATATGTATGCAAACTACAAAACAGCCGGAACCGCGGGCCAACCCTCGCCGAGCATTTGGGCCACTTGCCCGGTGCAGAAGGCGTTGATTGCCCCGGAGGATCTGGTGTATCTGTTCGACGATTTCACCCGAGGGGGTACGGTCACGGACACGAGCGTCGTTGGATGGGATCTCGTCGGCACGAACGCCGACGTGGAGCAGGTCGTGGATGTCGTCAACGGGGAACTCCTGTTGGAGGGCTCCGGGGCCGATAATGACTCGGCGTTTATCGCTTCGCCCGATCTCTACCTGTTGACCAAGAACAGCGGCAAGCGGTTCTGGTTTGAGGCGAGTGTGAAGCTGTCCGCCGCCGGTACTGCCGATGACTACGCCGCGTTTGTGGGCCTGATCGAAAAGGTCGGGGCCACGGCGGAGTTGATCGCCGATAACGGTGCGACCGTGATTGATGAGGATTATGTCGGTTTCTTCGCCGACTCCAACGCGACCACGATTCAACCGTGGAACTGCGTCATCAATCAGGGTGGCTCGGCCAACTTCCCGGTGACAGTGGAGGCCGACGAGAGCGCGATCAGCACCAGCTACGTCAAACTCGGCATGGCGTTCGACGGCAAGAAAACTGTCACGTTCTACGTGAACGGTGTGCAGGCCGATACCTACGACATTGACGGCCTCGATAATGACACGATGGCCCATGAGTTCTGCGTGGCTGTCGGCGTCAAGGACTGTGAAGCCGCTCAACTCGGCATGACTGTCGATTGGGTTAGATTTGCTGCGGAAAAGAATTCCGGTGGGAGGTAATCACTATGGGAAGTGCATACGCGAAACTTGAGCGCATGAAGGATATTCCCGCCCCCGCTGGTATTGCAACCGCGCGTTGTCAGCACGCGACCGAAGATGGGTGGACCCACGCCTACGGTACAACCGTTCCGACAGATGCAACAGCCGGGTATGCGCCCGGTTGTCTCTTTCAACATGTCGATGGCGGTGCGGGCGAAGTGTTATTTGTCAATGAGGGCACCGCGCTGTCGTGCGATTTCAACTCCACCAGCACGCGGGAGTTTGCCCCCTTCGCGGAAAACACTGGCCGGTCCTATGGTTTCCAGGTAGTCGGCGACAACTTTTTCACGGGTGTTGCCGGGGCGCAGGAGTACCTGGTGCATTTTGAGGGCAGCAAGGATGTGGTTGCCTCGGGTGACGCCTACGGCGGCATCCTAAAGATTTCTGGCGGCAATGACGCCGTGCAGACCGTGGCCGGGTATGTCTTTAGAGGTCTCAACATCAATACGAGCAATGATGGGACTCTTGGCAGCATCGAGAGTTTCATAGGCACGAAAAACGACGAGGGGACCGCTACGAACGTCAAGGCCCTGACTCTCAGGGCCGAGAACTACGGCACAATGGGCGCATCCGGCACCTTTGGCGGGCTCGACATCATCCTGACCAACGAGGCAGCGGTTGCTGAAACGGAGTTTGGTATCCGTATCCAGAACACGAACAACAGTATCGCGGGTCCCGTGGACGCTGTGATCTGGGTGTCAGAGACCGGGGCAAACACTGGGTTTACCAATTTCTTGAAGGTCCCCACGGCGGCGGATCTGGGTATCACCGCGGCCACGGTGGAGGCTGCACATGTGTTGGGATTCGACGCCGACGGAACGGCTATCAAAATCCCGATCTCGGTTGGCGGGGTGACGTATTACATCCTCGCGGGCACGGCAACTGCATTGGTCGCCGATGCATAACATGGAGCTACCCCGAGGATAGTATCCTCGGTCCGACGTGGGCCGGGTCTGTTCCCCGCCCGGCTCACGTTTCTTTTTACTATTGGGGGACATAGGGGAGCCACAATGGAACAGATGACGAACAAACAAGCGGCTGAAATCATTGATACGATCATCGCCTCGGTGCGGATGACCCGCGCGGACCATCAGGCGGCGAATCAGGCCCTCGGGCTCCTGTATAACGGGGCGCGGGAGAATGAGGAGAGCGACGAACCGAAGATTATCCCGATGCCCGTCAAGGAGTAACCGATGGCCGAAGTAACCAGCGCGCTAAGTTGCTACGATTTAATCCTTGAAGTTGCTAAAGCAGCGGAGATAGCCAGCTACGGCACGACTGGGAGCGAGGCCGCGCAGATACCGACAGATGCGCACGACCTCGACCGATGCCTGCGCACCGTCAATGCCGCGGTACGGGACTTCATAGCACATGCCCCGGTCGGCGGCTGGAAATGGCGCAACCGGCTCATGGAGGTAAATCTCGTTCGCGCCTATGAGGGCACGGCGACGGCGGGTGCCGCGACGAGTTTGACGGACAGCGGCCTCGCAGGGGATTATGCGAATGACTACTTTAATGGATACGTCCTGCGGATCACCGCCGGAACCGGAGAGGACGAATACGCAACCGTCACCGATTACGTCGGAGCCTCCGGGCAGTTCCTCTTTACCGCCCTGTCCGGTGGAAGTACGCCGGATACAACCAGCGAATACCGCGTATGTCGTAGTACACAGGTCATCGACTCCGACCCGGCCCGATATTTACTGTCGCAAGACTTTCAAGGCGAGGTCACGGGCGACATCACTTTCACCGCCGACTCAAATGCTTGCGGCGTCGAGTGGACGAGCGAAGGCGACATACGGCACAGCCGCGAAGTCTCAGTCCTGACGGGTGACGCCCCGTTCCGGGCGGCGGTGCTCCCGTACAATACGGCAAACCGCCGATGGGAGTTGATCGTAGACCCCTCGCCTACGGACGAACATACGGTGGTGTTCCCTTACCGGGCGAATTTCGACAAGTTGACCCTGATTGCGGGCACGGCCACGGGCGGCGGAGCGACGAGTCTCACCGATACCGGCATCATCGGCCTGTACGCGGACGATTATTTCAACGGTGACACAATCCGGATTATGAGCGGCACCGGCAAGACCAGTTATGCCGTTGTTACCGATTATGCCGGGGCGACCGGCGTGTTCACCGTGGCCGACTGGCTCTACGCGAACGGGTCGGCGGGCGGGACAGACCCGGCGGCGAGCAGCGTGTACTACGTCGAGCCCGAGGGCTCGCACCCGGCGGGATTACAGTTTGACTTCGCTATCGTGTCGGCCTGTTTGATGCAGGCGGAGCTTGAGTTCACCGATGTCAAGCGTGGCTTCACGGAGAAGTTCCTTACCGTGGACTTGCCCGCCGCCTACGCTATCGACGGGCGGCTCGGGCCGAAACGTTTAGGGGTAATGAAGTCCGGCTCAGGACCGCGGATTACGTACATTCAGCGCGGAATTGTTACATACGAGACATAGTACGAGAGAGTCGAACAATGCCACAAGTTCTTATATTCCCCTTCCGCGGACAACATATCGGCGCGCTGCCTGGCAACCAGCCGGAGCAGACGAGCCCGAAGCTCCTTAACGTGAGGCCCCTATATAAGGGCCGATTTCGCGGGGGCCAGCGACCGGGTTTGAAGAAGTGGAGCGCCACGCAGATCGGCTCGGCGGAGCAGCCGGTCGTCGCTATCTGTTCTGTCAGTGTGGTGGAGAGCCTGTAAGATGGCCCTTATCTATAGTTTCGGGTCTGGTAGTGTGATCGGCTCGCCGGTATATGGCACATCCGAGAGTGGCGACACGTCGAATCTACGAAAAGCGCAAACCCTCAAGCAGACCTCCGGCGATTACAGCATAACGGATGTCCAGTTGCAGTTGCTTCACTATGGCGGGGTAGGCACCGCGGCGGGAGATCTTGGTATTGAATTTCGAGCCACGAGCCCAAGCGGGACCCTCTTGGCGTCGGCGTCTCTGGATCGCACCAGCGTCACGATAAAGGCGTACTACAATTTTACGTTGGACGTGCCGGTTAGCATATCGTCCGGTACCGTGTATTGTGTGGTACTGGCCGATCCAAGTGGTCATTACGACGATGTTCTGTCCACTACTGATGACCTAACACATTGGTATGGACAGTTCGCCGCTCCGCCAGCAGGTCATGTATTTTATTACGACAACGACTCCATCGACTGGACGGTTGTTGCCCCGGATTTCTATTCCCTTGGGAATCTGTACGGAAATCCGGCGGCTCCGGCTAAGGCAATAACGCCGGACCCCGCCGACAGTGCTGTGGCCGGTGCAGATTTTAGCGATTGGACTCTTGGGTGGGCCGACGGGGGCGGGGCTACCTCTTACCAGGTGTATCTCGGTGACTCACCTGTTACGCTTAACTTGGTCACGACGACGAGCGGCACAAGTCATACGATTCCTGTTGGATCGCCTTTTAGAAACTATCTGTTTTATCGCCCCGCTTATTGGCGGGTTGATTCTGTGAATGTGACCGGCACGACGACCGGGGATGTGTGGACATTTGATCCTCGGCCTGCAAAGCCAGCAACGCCAACGCCTGCGGACTCCGCTATCGCCATTACCCTGGATCAGGGGTTTACGTGGACCTGATAGATGCCTACTACCCATGAAGTCTATTTTGCAGTATCCGGCAACCCATTGGGGTCGTTAGGCGCGCCCACAAGCGAATTTACGTGGACGCCGAGTGCATTTGAATATGCAATCACCTACCAATGGAGGGTGGATGCGACAAATGAGTTCGGCACAACCACGGGGGATGTGTGGTCATTCACGACGATTACGTTTGACCCGCCGATAGGTTCGTGGCGTCTGATCCCCGGTGGTTCGGGAAGCGGGCCAACGGCGAGTCCGCCGGGAGTCGAAGGCGTAGATTGGGAGTGGACTGGCGTAAACAACATGCGGACGACTCGAAAATTGGTTGCCGCCGCCAGTGATAGGCTTTGGTATGGTAACGTCTAAGGAGGTGGAGAATGTCCTTTAGCGATTATTATGAGAATATTGTTCTGGATACCCTGTTTGAGACAAACGGGTGGATAGGACTCTCTACCGCCGACCCTGGCGACGATGCCGCCACGCTCGCAGAACCCTCGGGGAATGGCTATGCCCGCGTAGCCACGACTGCCGCGGATTGGAACCCTGCCTCCGGGGGAGTAAAGACGAATGGGGCCGCATTGACATTCCCCGCGGCCACGGGAGCGGGCTGGGGGGAAGTGACCTATGTGTGCCGGTTTGATGCCGCAACAGATGGGAATCTCCAAGCGAGCGGTCTGCTTACGGTGCCAAAGACTATAACTGCGGGGCAAACCCCTCGATTTCCGGCGGCGAGTTTAACCCTCAGCATGGCGTAAACAATGCCTACCTCCCAAATATCGCACACTACTGGGCAGGATAGTTCATGGCTGTTGCAAAATAGCTCGTGGGCAGCACAGACCTTTACTACCGTCGCCGCGATAACCGTAACATCAGTCAAGGTAAAATTGTTCCGGTTAGGAACCGTAGGTACTTTTACATTACGACTTGAGGCTGTTGACGGAACGGGTAAACCGTCTGGTGTTGTTCAAGGCCAGGGTACATTTGACGCCAGTGCCGTTACACTCGATGGGGCCGGTGCGTGGTACGATGTCGATATAGCCGATTGCAACCTAACAGCCGCTACCCAATACGCCATTGTTTGTACCGTAGCCGCTACGGGCTCTAACTACATATACTGGCTTAGGGATACCTCTTCTGGATACGCGGGCGGCGGTGTCACAGTCGGGGCGGATGGCATTACGTGGGGTGCGGTAAGCGGTGCCAATGACTTCATGTTCGACGTATGGGGGGACGTTTCAACCGAATACGTGGACATGGGGGGCGATATCGCTGGAACAGGCGGTATTGCCGGAACACTTGAAATCGCTGAAACCATTGACCTCGCTGGTGCTATAACCGGGACCGGGGCTATATCCGGCACCTTGTCTGTCACCGTGTCAGCCGGGGCCGGGGCACGGACACAACAACGATTGATCTCCTGCGGTAATAATCAACTATGGTATGAGGTAATAATATGACGGCTCCTACGATGGTCGCCCTTGCCGCTTCGGTAGGTGAGATAGATACCTCGGATCAACTAATGATATTCGAGGCGTACGGCAAAATCTTTATTGTTAATGGGGCCAAACTAAGGGTCGCGGATTTTACAAATACGAAAATCACCACAACCGACATTGGGGCCAATCCCCCGGATCGAGGGAATATCCTCACCGAGGCCGACGGCGCGAAGATGGTTGTGGACTACATCACCGCCCTTACCGGGGCCTGTACGATCTACGGCAAGCGCACTACTGCGGCGACGTTCCAGAACGCCCATGCGGTTACGGGCACTGACGACGACGGCAACGCGATTAGCTTCACTCTGAATGCAAATGAGGTAGCCCCCGACCCGGCGCATTGGTATAACTGGACCGTCTACGGCAACAACGCAACCCTTTACGGCACGATGCCCGCCAAAGCCTATATTGGTTGTCTCTCGGGCGGGCGGTGCGTCCTGTCTGGCAACCCCGATTACCCGCACCAGGCCCCCGCGTCGGCAGCGGGAAACCCGTGGGATTGGAATATCTACCGCACGACCTCCGATCGCGCTGTGCCTATCGGCTCGGGTGTGGCGGGGCAGATCGGCGACGTGGTACGCGCCCTTATACCGACCCGTGATGGGCAACTTGTCATCGGGTGTGCTAACTCCATGCACATCCTGGTTGGCAACCCGGCGGACGGTGGGCAGATGGTGGATGTCGTGGGAACGGGGATTTTCGGATCCAGCAGTTGGTGCCTCGACGGGGACGGCAATCTGTACTTCTGGGGCACGGGCGGTATCTATCGACTGGCAAAGGGGTCAGCACAGATTGAGAATATCAGTCTCGCCTCTATGCCAAGTTTGATCTCCGATACCGCGGCGGACCCCTCCACGTATCGGATTACGATGGGCTACGACCCCGCACGAAACGGTATCAAGGTGTGCGTGACCCTGTTGTCTTCGGGGGCCAGCAGCAACTATTGGCTCGATTTGCAGACTCAGGGAATATTCCCCGATAACCACGATGGCACTCACGGTGTTTACGCACAATTCCAATATGACGCCAACGACACGGCCTACAAAGGGTTGCTCCTCGGGTGCAAGGACGGCTATGTGCGAGTTCACGATGACGCTGAGGAGAATGATGACGGCGTGGCAATAGACAGCTATGTGTGTTTTGGTCCTCTGCCGCTGGCGGAGGATGGTCGCGATGGGTCGATAGAGGCGTTCGACGTGATTCTCGCGGGCGGGGCCTCCGGCGGCAGCGAGGCCGACTCCGATGACGTGACGCTACAGGTGTGGTCTGAGGATGTGGCGGAGACTGTGCTTGAGAAATTGGAGGCGGGTACGTCGCCCAAACTGTCCATGACCTTTGCGGGTCCGGGCCGGGCGCGTGGGGGGAAGCGCAGGCGTGGAGTTCGGGGGGCCTATGCAGGGCTCAAGATCGGCAATAGCACAATAAGCGAAACATGGGGATTTGAGAAGGTCTTGGTTGACGGCGGTGCGCCGGGCAGGAGGTTACGATGATTCGAGTGGTTCCAAAGGGATCGGCGGACGGCTATAACCCGTTTTCGATGGATACAGTGTCTTCAGGGTGGGGCGGATCATCCGGCGGTAGTGGGTGGACCAGTGCCCCCAAGGTCGCCTCCGGGGGCGGGGGCGGCGGTGCGCCGGGCTGGAATAATATCGCCGGGTACTTCGAGCGGGCGTTGAAGGGGCTCACCGGCGAAGTGGAGAAGATGTATCAGTCCGGCAAACGCAGGACCCTCAGCGATATTGCCATGCAGTCTGTCAACACGGGCATGGCGAACACGCTCAATCTACCCTCCGCAAGTATCGCCTACGATGAGGCGAATCGGGCGCAGACGAACCTTGGCCTGGCTCAAGCCAGGGCCGGGCTGACGGCGGACCTCGGGCGCACGGCGGCGGATGTCTACGGGGTGAATACAGGCGCGCAAACGCAGCGGTATGGAATTGATGTGGGGGCACAAACCTCTCAGGGTAACGCGATGCTTGATTTCCAGTCGGGTGCGGCGGATCGAGCCTTGAAGCAATACCTGGAGGAGCTTGAGATGAAGTATAAGGCATCGGGCAAGGGCGGTTACGCTGCGCCAGTCTCTCAGAGTCAGCTTTTCGGATAAACCATGACCGATTATCCAAATGTAGTAAATGTGCCTATTGCGGGGTCTGCCCGATTCGAGCAAGACACGGCAATGGCGATCAGCCGCCTCAAGTCCGCCCTCGGGCCTGTGGGACGGCCCACGTTTGCGACGATAAGCCTGTCCGAGCTAACGGCTGATCGACTTGTCTACTCCGACGTAGATGACTTGTTACAGTCTGCGACTCTCGGATCGAGTCTTACGTTCACCGCCCCGACCCTCAACACGATTCAAGGGATACGTACTGTAGACTCCCCGGAGTTCGCCGGATTAACCATATCCGCGGGCGGTACGGTGGGCGTCGGTTTGGCCGGTGCGCCGAGTGAGATGCTGCATGTCAGCGGTGTCATACGCTCGGACAATGCGTTCAATATCGCGGGCGATCTCGGGGCCTCGGACAGTGCCGCGGGCATACCCCTCACTCTGACAGCCAACGGGGGGCTTGTTACCGCCATCACTAAGAGTACCGTCACTGAGTTCTCTACAGACGGCACGATGGCGGATAACTCTGATCTGGCCGTGCCCACCGAGAAGGCCGTAGTTACCTATGTGTCGGCGGCGGTTAGTGCTGAGGATTACTGGGACCGCGCGGGCACGACGGTTAGTCTGCACAATGCAGGCGATTTAGTCACGCTATCCGGCAACCTGAGTATTACCGGCACACAAACATACGGACTGGATACCTCGGCGGGTACGTGGACAGGTGACATCAATCTGCGTACGATTCCTGCTGTTTATGCCGGTGGCGTACGTGTATGTAAATTAGATACTACTAGTGGTAATTGTTTTCTTGGTATAAACGCCGGTGTCACACGAGATGGAACTACTAATACTTTTATTGGTGATGAATCAGGAAAGTTTGCCGATAATACCGGGGCAGGTGGAGACAGTCCGGGCAATAGAAACGTTTATGTGGGGCACAGTTCTGGAAGAGGACTATCGGCATTAGTTCCTAACTGTGGAAGTGAGAACGTAGCCATTGGTGATGAGGCCCTACTGAACAATACATCCGGCTATGAGAACACGGCTATCGGCGATGAGGCCCTCAAGACCAACACTACGGGTTATGACAACGTAGCTATAGGTAATGATGCTCTTGAGTACAATACCACTGGTCATAACAACGTGGCGGTGGGCATTGACGCCATGTACAACAATCAGGGCGGTGACTACAACGTGGCCGTCGGGCACCAACCCTTGTACAATAGTTCCGCGGGTGAGTACAATGTAGCCGTTGGGTATCAGGCCCTCTACTCCAGCACTTCCAGTAGTTATAATACTGCTGTTGGCTATCAAGCCCTGTACAATGCCACTACTGCGGCTAACCATGTCGTAGCTATTGGGTATCGTGCTGGTTATGGAGCCACGTCTTTTGATTACAATGTATTCATCGGCGATGAGACGGGTAATCTAAACGGGGGAGAAAATAATCTATTTATTGGATATAGAGCAGGTTACAGAAACAGTACAGTTGGTACTGGACTAGAGGGCGATTATAATATCTATATTGGGTATCGTGCTGGTTATGGGGCGGCATCGGGAGGAAACACTGGTTTATTTAATGTCGGAATAGGTGCTAATACATTTGAGTCTAATTCTTCTGGTCAGGGTAATGTGGCTATAGGTTACGGAGCGTTGCGGCACAATACAACCGGAGGGGCGAACTTTGCCCTGGGTTTGTTCTCTCTTGTCACAAACACTACTGGTAATTATAACCTGGCGTTGGGAACAAATACGCTTGCAACCTGTAATGGTAATGGCAATATTGCGATTGGGTATGGTGCCTTGTATTCTGGTTCAACTAAGGAATACGATACTGCAATTGGATATAAAGCAGGATACAACAGCACTACGGGCGACCGTAATGTGTATATTGGTGCGTTTGCGGGATATAATCAGACCACACTTAGTGATATTCTGATTATTGACAACAAGGATCGTACCAGCATAGCACTTGAACTTACCAACTCCCTGATCTATGGTGTGTTCAATGCTGCTCCTGCGAGCCAGACGCTCAGGCTAAATGCGGCAGTGACTATCCCACATGGTCTGAATCTGGACGAGTATCTTGATGTTGACATTACCAACACAGTAGCGGCAGGAAAGAACTGCTTATATCTGGACGCAGTGCAAGGAACGAATGCTCTTACGGGAACTCTGAGAGGCATCTATTCAGTAGTTACTAATGGTAATTTTGTATCTACAGGAACTATTAGAGCAATTGAAGGCAAGGCTCGTGCTGCTCTACCAGATTTGACTGGTGGTAATATTACTACTCTTGAAGGAATGTCTCTCAGTGCGGATGCTAAGAATAAGACTGTAACTACCTTACGCGGTGCTGAGATTATTCTTGATGGTCAATCTGGTGCCTCAGTTACTACTGCTGTAGGTGTTCGGATTGCCAATAACTTCCAGGCCAATCTCGCTACTACCAGCTATGGGCTTCAAATTTACCGTGATAGTTTCGACTACACCGCAGACATTCAATTGTCCAGCGGCGGGATGATAGGTGGTTCGTCCGGTCACGTAAATATTGACAGTGCGGGTAAGGTTACTATACCGAATGACCTTGCGGTGGATACAAACGTACTGTATGTGGATACGGCCAATAACCGCGTGGGCATCAATGTCACAGCCCCCGAACGCGAATTGGACATCTTCGGCGTTCTGGGTATGCAAATGACCCGTGCGTCGGCCAATACATCCGCATCCACGGTGGTACTGCGTAAGTCTCGTGCGGGCACAGACGCGATCGCTAACGGTGATTTCTCTGGCGTCGTAGATGCTCGTGGTTGGGATGGCGACAGTTGGATACCGACGTGTTACTTCGGCGGCAAGGTGGATGGGGCGGTGTCCGATCAAAACGTGCCGCAGGCATTCATCGTGGCTACGGGGACGGCAGCGACAGCTTCTGAGAGGATTCGAGTTACCAGCGCGGGGCTGGTGCTCGTCAATAAGACATCCGGCACTGAGCAATTAGAAGTCAACGGCAAGATCAGGGCCGATACCGCGTTCAACGTGAACGGTACTGACGGTCTTACGTCCACACTCACCCTCGATGACGGGGCGAATTGGCGTATCACAATGACATTTACGGGCGGTATCCTTACCGCGAAGACGACCGCCGCGTCAAGCGGTGCGACAGCTACGTGGTCATAACAATTGCTGTGGGGCAAAGGACACAGTATGGCAGATAAACCAATGGCGATAGAGAGTAAACCCATGCCTGATGTTTACACGAAATTGGACACGGATACATTGCAAGTACGTACGACACTACAGACGACGAAAACACGGGAGCAGTTGCTCAACAACAGGCTACACGTAGAAAAAGACCTGGCCCGCATGCAAGCGAGCCTGGACGCCATAGACCAACAACTCGCAATTCTTGATATGGCATAGCAGGAGACCCCATGCCCGGACTACCCTTTGTCAGTTTGGATGAAGCCTTGACCCCGGAGGAGCGACCCCTGATCGAGCGGCAGAATCAGCAAGTCGCCTCGAACGCACAGGATCTCACACGCGATCGCGCGGCCGGACGCTCGTGGATCGAGTCGGTGTGGGATGCGCCGGCGCAGCAGCCCGCACAGCAGGCGGGCACTACCGATCCGTTCGGCCTGGCCGACTCGCTGGAGGCGAACGAAATTTCCCCGCTGACTTCATCCCGCACCACAGCGGAGGGTCGAATCAAGGGATCGTTGAAGCTTGCAGATGACAACTTCTACAAAGAGTATCAGGTAGAGGCCAACGGGCTCCGCGAACTCGGGCTTGACTCCGAGCAATACACCGCCAGGCATCAACAACTGCAAACGAAATATAGACTGGCGCATACGAAAGAAGCGAACAAAATTCAGCCCGACCTCGATGAACTGGATATGAGATTCAAAAAGGCAGAGGGGGAAGTACGGGCGAAGTGGGCGGCGAAACGTATCGAAATGAAGACGATACAAACCATCGGGGAGGAGGAGGAGTGGGGCACCAACGACATTCGCCGTAGACAACTCCAAGCCCTGGGTGTTGCTATGCCGCCGAACCCTAAAGAGCAGACGCCGAGGGAGCGGTTGCAGGAGATTAGCCCCGTGCTTGATGAGTGGGAGGATGAACTTACCAGGTATCGAATCAAGGACGGAAAAATACAAGTCCCCACCGACGAGGGAGGGTGGTCCGGCGGCACGACGGCAAATCGACAGCCAACTGATAAAGAGTGGCGTTCTGCATCATCTGAGGAGCAAGCGGACTTTTTCCGCCTACGTCGTGACATACTGCCGCTTAGGAAAGAGAGGAGCGATCTGCGATTCAAAATAGCGGGTCGCCACACCACCGACTTCAAAGGGACTGCGAACAGCACCGCCTCGCCCATAGCGCAGACTGTGACCAACGCGCGGCAGGCGGCGGGCACCGGCCTAAGTGATCTGTCCGACGATGAACTCAAACGTATCGCGGGAGTCCAGTAATGCCTATCACACCTGAACAAGCCCGTGCGGAATTGGCCCGTCGTGAACTACGGCGGCGCGGGGTGGGCCTCGATCTTCCCGATCCCTCCGAAGACATGCTCGCCAAGGCCCGGCGTGCGCTGACCCCGGAGACGCCCGAGACGCCGGGGACATGGCGAGGGGAGGCGTATCGTGCTGTTGGTCGTGGCGGTATTAAGGCTATGGCCGCCGGTCCCGGCACGTTGGCCTCGCTGATGGAGGCCGGGGGAAAGATGCCGGGCAAGTGGTATCCCGAGACTCCAGCGGTTGAACAGTATAACAAGAAAACTATACAACGTCTGCGTAAGAAAGCGCAAGACATCTATCGCACAGCTGACGTTCCTTCGCTACAGCCGCGTAAGAAAGGCGTGGGAGGTTTTCTTGTCAATGTGGCCGGGGAAACCGTACCGGCGATGACTGCGGCGATAGGAGCTACCGTTCTCGTCGGACCTGCCGGTGCTATAGCAGTCGGTACGGCCACGGGGGGAGAGATGGTGTATCAGGAGGCCCTTAAAGGCGGAGCAACTGCTGAACAGGCCGAGGTCGAGCGTTGGATTGCCGGGCCGATCATGGGTATGCTGGAGCGAGTGCAGGCTGACGAGGTTCTGAAACTCGATAAATCTCTGATCCCGGCATTGATTGAAGCCGCCCGTAAAAAGGCAATAGGTAAACTGGCGAAGACCGGCGGGGCTATCGCGGAGCGTCAGGCAATAGGGGCTGCGGTGGAGGGTGTCACAGAGGCTCTTCAACAGGAAACTCAAATCGAGGTAGCAAGACTACATGGACAGAAACTCACTCCGAAGGAGTATCTGAAACAACTCGGCACCGCCTTTGCCGGGGGTGCTGCGGTAGGTGGTCCGGCGAAAGCACTGACAAGCGCGAAACGCGGTCTGGCGGAGTTAGGCCCGGAGATTCGAAAGGCCGAACTGACCAGCCTGGTTGACCGCGTGGCCACCCAGGAGAAGACTATTCCGCTCGAGGCGGTGGAGATCGCCAAGGAAAAGATCGAGGCGGGGGAATATGATGCCCCTGTCAATACAGAGGTTGCCGCCCCCGCGGGCGGGGAGCTACTGCCCCGCTACCGCAAGCTCCACGAACTCGCCCGCGACCTCGAAACCGAGAGAGACGCGACGGCGCAGCAGTTGGATGAGCACCTTGCCCGATCCGAGCCGGACCCGACAATCTCGGTGAGACTTGCCAAAGACTTGCAGACCGCCGAGAAACAGGCGGCGGGAGCACGGGCCGAAGCGGAAAAGATCGGCGATAGCTGGGAGCGGGCACAAACTGTCGATACTTCTAGACAAGTACCGACAAAAGGGGAAGCGGGAGGGAAACCCCCCGAACAGCCGCCTGCGCCTCCGTCTACAGAGACGCCTATCCCCGGTGACAAGGGCCGCAAATACAAGCAAGGTCCATCTATTCGACGGGCCTTCGTAGACTATGAGGCCAGCCGTATCGGGGCGGAGACGTATCAGGGCAGTCCGACCGAGGAAAAAGCAATGTGGCGGCAGAAAGCCATCGACCAGGGTATCCCTGCGATTGTAGATCAAATGGCGATAGACCTGATCCGCGAGCCCCGCCCGCTGACTGATGTCGAGATTGCAGGATTCGATATTCGCCGCCAACAACTCGCCGACCAGTATGATGCCGCCGATAAAATCCTCAGTAATGCCGCACCGGGTAGTCCCGAGGCCAAGCAAGCGGCAGCCTCCTTGAAGGATGCACAGAATCTCTACGGCAAACTCGGGGAAGCCGCGGGACTCACTGGCGCGGAGTGGGGGCGACAGGGTGTGTCCATGCAGGGCCAACGCAAAATCATCCACGACCCCACGAATGTCCTCAGTATGCTCACAGAAGCAGCCGCAACAAAAGGCGATAAACTCACTCCCGATGAGACGGGTCAGGTAAAGCAAAAGGTTCGCGCGGTCAAGCAGGCTACGGAGAAAGCGAATGTAGTCCGTCGTGCCGAGAGGCGCAAGCAGGCCCAACGCTCTACGAGGCTGGGCAAACGCCGATACAAAGGCATGACCGAGGCGGAGAAAGACGCGGAGATTCAAGACATCCTCTCCCGCGAGGGCGGGCCGGATGACGCCGGTATTAAGCGCATCGTGGAGAATCTCGCCTCTCGGCCCGACGCCAAAGACTTTGAATCAGTCGTCAAGCGGATGCAAACGCTCCTTCCTGATGTCACAATGGAGTCCGTGGAGGATTCCATAGCCAACGCCATACAGCGCAAGGTTCGGATGACCGACATCTTGGTCGAGACGATCAACGAAATCGCGTCCCGGCAACCTCGGCGGAACAAGAAACTCCGCACTGACGCCGCGGACTTCCGCTATTATATCGAGCGGAAAGAGGCCAAGGAGCCGAACCATCGCGTACCCAGAACGGAGGCCGAGGCGACTCAGAAGCTTATTGAATTTCGGGATCAGGTCAAGGCCGAGTACGAGGCCAGTGATGCGCGGCAGAAACAGAAGCTCGAAAAGACCCTCGCTTTCTTGAATGCCCGCATCGCCAACGGCGACTACGGCCCCCGAACGCGGGCAGAGAAACCCCTACGGAGTGAGGAGCTTGAGAAGCTCGATTATCAGGTCTACCGGGCGAGGCAGGAACTCAAACAGCGGATAGCCAATCTCGACCCGTGGTGGACGGATTGGCGACAAGTCGTTACCAAGCCGTTCCGCGAGATTCAGGCGTGGAAATCGGCCAGTGACTTCTCGGCCTTGATGCGCCAGGGCGGCATTGCGCTACGGTCGCACCCGATACGGACCCTGCGCCGGGTGCCGGGGGCTGTCGAGGCTATATTCAACCCGGAGAAGGCGTGGAAGATCAATGAAGAGTTGGTCAACGGCGAGCGGTCCTGGTACTATCATCGGGCGGGGTTGGAGTTCACCGCTGTCGATGGCCCGATGCTCGGGCGGGAAGAACTGTTCGCGGCCAGCCTTGTAGAGCGAATCCCGTACCTAGGCCAGTTGGTCAAGGGGTCCAATCGTGGGTTCGTCACCCTACTCAATACGATTCGGGCTGACAGCTTCGATGCCATGACCCGCTCATTTCGGGGGCCGGGCGGATTGTCGCTGGCCGAGAGCCAGGCCGTCGCCAACTACGTGAACGTGATGACCGGGCGCGGGTCCGTAGCCGGGTTGGAGAAGCATGTCCACACGCTCAACGGCCTGCTTTGGTCGCCGCGGTTCACGCTGTCACGCATCCAATTCAGGCTGGGTATGCCTATTGGACAAGCCCCGACATGGCGGATTCGTAAGGCCATCACCATCGAGTACGCCCGGTATTTGGTGGGTGTAGCAACAACGATGTGGCTCTACGAGCATGTGTTCGGCGGCGAGGTCGAACACGACAACCGCTCCTCGGACTATGGTAAGATAGTTGTGGGCAATACACGGCTCGACCCCTTGTCCGGGCTATCGCAGTTTACCGTGCTGATGCGACGAATGATCTCAGGCGAAAAGATGAACCAGGCAGGACAAGTCATCCCTATAGCGGGATCGGATGTTCCGTATCGTGGGGATACGCGATTCAGCACGATTCAGCGATTCGGTCGTAGCAAGCTGGGCTTCTTGCCGGGGTTGGTGTGGGATGTGCTTGAAGGCAAGGACTTCACCGGCGAGCCGATCTCGGCGAAGAAAGAGTTACTCATGGCTCCGGTTCCGCTGGGATTCGAGGGCATAGTGAATCTCATGCAGGACCAAGGCGTGCCCAAGGGTACGGCTTTAGGAGTGCTGAATTTACTTGGTGAAGGCGTCCAGACATATGAGCCGAAGCAGACCGGCGGGCCAAGGCGCAGAGTCGCTCAGCGGAGGCAGGTAAGGAGAAAACAATGACACACGCAGATAAAGAGGCCCTATTGATCCGCTTGGATGAGCGGGTAGAGCATTTGGTGGGGTGGGCCAAAACCCACAAAGAGCTACATACCCGACTGGCAATAGCCTTTATTGCAGCTGCGGTGTCTGCATTCCTGGCTTTGGGAACAACGATAATAAGCCTGGTTGTCATGCTCGCCCGGCAAAGGCCGCTATAACAGCCGGACTACCAGATCCAGCACTACAATAAAGCCAGCACCAAATGCAAGATACAGCCCAATACGCAGTAGTGTCTTCATGACCCACATTATGAGTGCCGGGCTATCAGCGTGTCAAGATAAACCTTCCGCGTGAACATCCCGCCGCCCGCCCATCGGGGCCGCTGGATCATCGGGATTTCCCCGGTTGTTATCCAGCGGGTGATGCGGTGTTTGGTAACGAGAGTCCCAGTGCGCTTTCTCAGATAGGTTTGGATCTGGGTGCGGGGGATCAGGTCCGGGTATGGGTCAGGCCGGCGCTTCATCTACTGGAAAGTCTCTAATTGCTCGCTCGAACTTTTGCAGAGTCGTGTCGGCAGGATCAGAGTATGCTCGGAGAATCTCTTCATACTCCTTCTGCGGGTCACGCCCATATTTCTTATCATAGGCGCTTGGCCCCACTACCACCTGTAGCGAATACCACGAGGCAACGCTTGCTGATGCCCCGGCCTTCCGAAGCCTGCGATACCGTGGGTAGGCCCGGATTCGATGAATCAGGTGTAGGACTGCCCACCACCGATAGTAAAACCACCCATGACGAATCCAATCATAGTGTATCATTCATTACTCCTATACCAACGACACGGCATCCCCACGGGGTCCGCTACGACACGGACCCCGTAGATATTTCCTCGGCGAGACGTTACCCGGACGTGCCAGCCCCCCTCTTGTGGTGTTACCGCGGCCTCGCCGGTGTTCAAGGCGTTGTTGAGTACCCTGTCACGGGCGGTGTTGGCGCGGAGCCAGGCGAGGAGTTGGCCGGGGTCGTGGATCATTCGTAGCTCTCGCGCACCAAGTCAGGGACTTCCTGTATGTTTTCTATGGTTCCAAAAGTACGAGCAAATCGCTCCGCAAATTCAATATCTTTTTCAATTCCGGCGGGGGCAAAGGGATCATCAATAGGAATACACAGAAGAGCGACTAAATGCTGGGCAATATCGTACCGGCTCAACATCAATGGACCTCCTTCATCGTGGATCACGCAGAAAATCCCCCTATGATGAGTGCTAAAACCATCAGTGCCATAATCGGGATCGTTGACCAAAACGCAACTGGTTCTGGAATAATCTCTACCGTTAACAGGAACATACCCAGTAGAAGCAAGAGACAACATATAAATATCACCGTAACTAACAATGTTTCCATAGCTCCCCTTAGGCTGTATCCCCCAACAGTAACTTACCCCCAAATCGTTTCTCCAACTCCGCCAGCATCTCAGGCGTCACTCGGCCCTCAGCCACGAGCTTACGCGCCTCCTTACGCACCTCCACAAGCAAGTCGTAGTCTTCAGCCAAATCCGCCAGCTTGAGGTCGGGGAGTCCGTGCTGCCGCGTGCTGAGTAGATCGCCGGGACCGCGGTTCTTCAAGTCCTGCTCCGCTATAGAAAACCCGTCATTGGTCTGTTCCATGATGCGTAGGCGTGATCGTGCCTCCTGACTGTCACTATCTGACAGTAAGAAGCAATAACTCTGGTCCCTGCCCCGACCCACGCGACCGCGTAGCTGATGGAGTTGAGCCAGGCCGAATCGTTCTGCACCCTCGATGACCATTACCGTCGCGTTCGGGTTGTCCACGCCGACCTCTACTACGGTGGTGGAGACGAGGATGGCCCGCCACAGATTAGACCGCCACAGGAGGGCGACCTGTTCCTTATCGAGCCGCGACATCTTTCCATGAAGTGATAGAACCGTGGCATCAGGGAATTGTCGTTTGTATTCCTCGGCCACTTCCTCCACCGCCCGCATCTCGTCATCGAGGGCCTCGATTCGGGGGCAGACGACGTAGATTTGATGACCGGCGGCGAGTTCACGTTCTATGAACGGATGCCATAGGTCTATATCTGCGCTGTTGTACCAGACCGTATTCACCGGCTTCCTCCCCGGCGGCATAGACCGGATTGTGCTGATGTCAAGGTCCCCGAACACGGTCATCGCCATCGTCCTCGGGATCGGTGTAGCCGTCATTACGAGAACATGGGGGTTGCCGTGCCTACGCAGGGCGGCGCGCTGCTCCACGCCAAACTTGTGCTGCTCGTCTATGACGACGAGGCCGAGGTTGTCGAACCTGATAACATCCGACAAAAGAGCAGTTGTGCCAACAAGAATGTTGGGAAGATGGCCGGGGGTTGAATGACCTGTAACATCTTTAGTAGTGCGCCCTAACACGAGCCATGATGTCACTCCCGCCCTCTCGAAATACCCCTTGATCGTCTCGTAGTGCTGCCGGGCGAGTATCTCGGTGGGACAGAGGATAGCGGTCTGCGCCCCATTGAACGCCGTCACGATGGCGGCATACGCGGCCACGGCGGTCTTGCCGCAGCCTACGTCGCCCTGGAGGAGGCGGTTCATGGCGCGGGGACCTTGTAAGTCTACGAGTATCTCACGCACTGCCCCCCACTGATCCGGGGTGAACTTGAACGGAAAATACCGTCCGGTGTTCATTGCCATACCGCAGGGATCACACCACACATTCGGCGGCTCCTGCTCGCGCTTGGCTTGCCGCATAGCGAGGCCGAGTTGCATGTAGAAAAGCTCATCGTACTTGAACTCTGAGCGCACAGCCTCCGCCTCATTTTGGCTCAGTGGTCTATGTATCCGTCGAAACGGGTCTCCGACTCCACTGGAGGGCACACCTGCATCAAGGCATTGCTTCATCAGCCGCGCTATATCCTTGCTCGTGATCCCGCTCGTCACCGCGTACGTGACCGTGTTGAGGTCGGCGGGGTCTGGTGTTTCGCCGAGCGTGAGAACGCGCCACTCAGGATTCGTGAAGCCGCCGTATTGGACGACGCCCGACACCAGGAGACGCGAGCCCTTGAAAATACTCTGCCGCAAGTATTGGCCCCCAAACCACATGATACGAATACCGCTGTCAAGGATAACCTCAAAGTTGCGGTTGAACACTGAGATCGTGAGCACGGTTCCTACGACCGTGGCGGGCTGTCCATCGACCAGCGGGCCGTCCGCCAGCGGCGGCGCGAAATAATACGACGCCGGATAATGCGCCAGCAGATCCTCGACGGCCTTGATCCCGAGCCGGGCGAGGGCCGAGGCTCGGCTCGGCCCTACGCCCTTAAGCTGAGTGACGGGTGTGTTGAGGGTTATAGTCATACCAATGTCGCCTTTACAGCAGCCACGGCCTGCCGGGTGTCGGTGGACTGATTCGCCAGGGCTGTTCGCAACTCCGCTCCGAACGCCGTATTCTTCGGGTACGCCTCGAACAACTTCTGCACTCCCCTGACGATCTCGATAATCTGCCGGTCCTTATCCGTAACCTCCCCCTTGATCTCGGTGAGCGCGGTTTCCATCTCCTGCGGCGTGATGTCGCCGGGCCTCTTACGCATCAGGCCGATCACGGTGCCCAGCCCGCCGACGCCCAGTAAACTCAAGCCCATCGACAGTAGACCCGTTTCACCAAATAAAAGTTCTTCTTGTGCTCGTGATGCTTTCATATTCGAATCAGCGACTTGTGAGAGCTGCGAGTAGTCCAAGCGGTTTTTCTCCATCATCTGATTCAAGGACAACTCTTTGACTTGGAAGGCAGCATCAACTGCGGCCTTGAGGCGGATCGCCTTGTCCAAGTTACCATAGCCTCTGAAGTCGTTCGGATCGATGACACCGGCACTGGCTGCATACGCAACAGCATTTTTATCGACATTGGCCGGGGTGACTAACGTTGACAGCGCGGCGCAACCGATCCCCGCCACAAGGAGAGCCAGGGCGATAAATACCAGCACTATTCGTTTCATCAAAAGCTCCTCACAAAAACAATACAGCATTTACAAGTGACAGCAGAAGCTCCGCCACGCCCACACGCAATCGACCTGTACACAGGTCATAGATGCCAAGCACAGCATAGGCGGCGATGCAGAGGATGACGAGGTAGCGTCTCATGGGTCGTCGTCGCCCCAACTATTCAACTCTTCCTCTTCCTCTTCCATCAATTCAATGTCCTCACTACCGCACACCGGGCACTTCCTTGGACATCTTTCAAATCTCTCGCCACAATCATAGCACTCGTACATAGTCATTACCTCTTGAGATAACGTTCGTAAGCTTCGGGCCTGATCTCAAGGCCCTGGTAGATATACAACCGTTTGCCGCCCTCTCCCACCCGACGCCGCGTGATAGGGCTCTCCAAGTGGGCGAGCTTCATCCCGAACCCAATCGCCGACAGGCTCGTCTTAGTCCGGGTCTCGTCGCACCACGCCTTCCACAGATCGTAGAGCACGTTACACTCAACCCGGTACTGCATAAACTCCGACCCGACGTGCATGTCCGTACACTCAGCGAGCATGACCCCGATAGGGTTGGTCAACTCCGCCATCTGCGCGAGATGGACCTGTGAGTCCAGCGGCAGCGTGAACTTGTCGTTTGCCAGCAGGCGTTTGAGGCCCTCAATAGCCCACAAAGCAATGCCGGGGATCTCGGCCTTGAGCTTGTGTTCCAGCATCCGGTCGGGACTCCTGCGGCGATAGTCGTTGGGGAAATACAACAGGCTCATACGGGGGGCCATCGCCTGCGCTGCGTCGTCAAAGGGGATCGCCTCGTTCGCCACGTAGGTCATCCGGCAGAACAACCGGGCGTCTACGGCCTGGCGGTACTTACGGGCCACGCTAACCACATCGCCGCCGGTGATCGCCTTCCATGTTTGCAGGAGCTTGTCGATGTCCGAGCGATTGGTGTCGCGGCTTTCGGACATGATCGCGGCGTACTTATTTAGTAGGGCCTCTTTGCCAAACAAGCCTTTGAAATTGTCCGTCGTCGCCCCGCAGCATCTCGCATCGCCTAAGAGAGCACGTAGGATTGCGGCAGTGGTAGACTTGCCGGAGCCTGGAACCCCGAAAAAGAACATCATCGACTGCATATGGTTCGATGCTATGAGATTGTACCCGAACCATTCCTGTAAAAGCGCAACGCATTCTTGATCTCCATTGAAAATATCCGCTACAAACCACAGCCACTTCGGACATTGATAGCCGGGGTGGTAGTCATAGGGCAACGTGCTCGTCAGAAATACATCCGGGGTCAGCGGTGCGAGCCGGTCGTCGGCGATGTAGAGAATCCCGTTCTGGAACACGACCGCGCGGGCCAGATCCATAGGGGCGCGGGCCTTAATCAGGAACGGCTCGTGAACGCCATCCTCTACTCGGACATTGCAGGAGGCGGAGGCGGCGTCATGCAGATCGGCCATAAACTTGCGGTCAGGGTTGAGCGTGACGATCTTGACCCCGCCTTCCCGATCCTTGACCCGAACGGGCTTGTCGGTGAAGAACGCATACCAGTCTCCGCGTATCTCTGTTTGCTCTACCCTGCGGTAGACCGGGGGTTCCCAGTGATAGTAGTCGCCCTGCACAAACTGGAGTAGTTGCGTGCCGTTGCGCATCTGAGTCTGCTGAATCCAGGATTTGACCAGTGTGAGCGGAGACGTGTTCGGCAATACCGAGCCGTCATCGGATGTGTTCCCGGTTGCCGCTACGTGAGCCTCGAACTGTTCGCGGGTCAAGCCGGATTGATACCATTGCCGGAGGTCTTTGAATCCTTCGGGGGGGAGGACCTTGACTATCGAGGCGACGGCGGGCTTGAGGGTTTGGAAAGCACTTTCCAGTCCACGTTGCCCGACTCCGTGTGGATCGCGGTCCCCGACGAGGACAACACTTCGGCCTTGTACCAAGCCCACCAGTCCTTTTGTCGTCGCCTCCGCGCTCGGCCTGCCGACCGCCACGTAGCCCAACGACATCGCAGCCAGACAGTCACTCGCGCCCTCAGTAACAACCACCGGCTGATCCGATAGAGGCAGTACCGATACGGGACATCGTCCAGCACCAAAAACGGGGTGACGACGATGGAGGTAGCCAGCACCTTCAATGAGACGCTCTGCGCCGTCAGGGGATCGTACGCATATGACGGCGGAGGGGTCATCCACGTCCTCGTCAGATACGAGACACCCATCTTTTTCCCGTTTGCAAATAGGGCACTGCACGCCTGCGTCTCCGACTCGAATGAAGTGGGGACGCGCTTGAATTGTCTGGTCTTTTTGTCGTACTGATACGCCTTCATAGCTGAGTCCTCGTTTATGGCCCTCCATGATAAATTTCTTGCCGTTTGCATATCGGCGGAGCAGGCCGATCACGTTGCCGTCGCCGTCACGCTCGGGGAAAATCCACGCCTGCTCCGCGGGATAATAGCCGACCCCGAGCCGACGCACGGCATCTGCCGCGACGCCGAGACTGTCGGCGAGGTCTTGTCGCATGGCTGGGACCATGTTGGACTGGAATACCGTCAGGAGGTCGTTGAAGTCTGGCTTAGTCATGCTGAGAGCACCACGTCATTAGGTACTTCATTACCCCATGTATCCCAGCCGGAGGTTTTTTGGCGGGCAAACAGTTCGATCCGAGGCTCGCCAAAGGGGGTGATTAAATCTCTAAATACTTGGGGTTTTTCTGAGTGTCGAGCCGACTTTGCGCACACTATTGTGGGAAACGCTTTTCGTTTCGGATACATCTCAAGTTTTCCCCGATAGCCGAATAGGAGAAACTCCGTTCTGTGATGGAAACCAAAAAGGCACATGCCGTTCTGCTTATCCCATGTAATCACCCGTTGGTACCGAAAACCCCATGCTTCCATCACTCCAAAAGCCCTTGGCAAGTAGGCGTGGGTGGTCCAAAGAAACAGGCAACACGCCGGGGCTGAAATCATAGCAACAGGTAGGGCCTTTATATCATCCAACGACATCGTTGGATAATCGAGTTGCAAGTGCTGGTTGGGGCGCACCGCCCGTACTATTTTTTTAACCTCCCACGGCGGATCGGCGTAAACCACTGCATATCTGCGGGCACTCGGGATTACTATAGGCACTGGTGGTATCATCACCCATCCCTCGGGGCCTCCGTGCCCCCACGATACTCCGGGGCGTAGCCCCGAATTACACCCCGAGCTTCTCCGCCGTCTTCGCGGCCACGCCAGACCAGTCCGGGCCTTCTATGGTGATGATCTTCACCCCATCTACCTCCTTAATAACCCCAATTTCCTTGACGACCCCTGACCAGGCGGTATTGATCTCAAGATCGGTCTTGCCCGCTTCATGGGCCCTACTGTAGACAGTCCCCCACGCGGCACCCTGGTCCATCGGCTCAGTCGAGGCCGCAGGCACGGGGACAGGGACGGGGTCCGGGGATTTCGGGGCCGGGGGACGGCCACGCCGGGCCTTGGGGGCGGGGTCAGAAGGGGATGTCGGGGTAGTCGTCGGGGCAGGTACCGGTGCACTTGCCGTCGCAGTGGGGTCCGGCTGCGCCACAGGTGCCACAGGCCGCGCACTCTTGGGCTTCGGCCCTCCGCCAAGGTTCTTCAAGACCGCCGCGTACTTGGCGTCCATAGCACGCATCGCGGCAGCATCGAGTTTCTCCACCTTCCGACCCGGCGCGGCGTCGTGGGCATCAATCGCCTGCACCTTCACCCGCTCCACGCCCTCATAGGTCTCCGTGCCCATACGCCACTGAATCTGCGTGGCCAGCTTGGAGTCGGGATCATTAAGCGCGGAAAACGCCATGCCATCCCATCCGAAAGCCCGCATGATCTGACGACAGTTGATCGCGTTTTCCTTCTCTTTGCTGGTGATGAGGTTCAGATAGGCTTGCGCTTCTGAATCCTCATAGTTGAACGGTGTCCATACCTGATTCTCCTCATCATACTTCTCGGTCGCCTGCATGGTGATCGACATTTGCAGGTGTCCGCCCGATGAGTTGCTGATGCCGCGGTCAAGCACGAGGCCGCGGTAACTTCCTGGTTGTCCGATGTTGCTCATAGGTTACTTACCTCCTAAAAAGAGTTCTTTGAGTTTCGCCAGCCGCGTCTTCTGCTCCTTCGTGGGAGCTTTGCCGTGGCACTTTTTGAATTTGTGACCCGAGCCGCACGGACACGGGGCGTTACGTGGCGGTCGCTGACCGCCTTTGATTGTGGACATCACTTACCTCCTGTTAATCCCCACACAATGAAACCCAGCATACACGCTAACAGGACAATTCCGAGCAGGTCCGCAGCCAAGTCTTCCCAATCCATCATTTACCTCCGAACAAAATCTGCCATAGTGAATCGTCGCTCGGCTCCGCGAACGCCACGACCTCTGTGTCCGCGAATGCTGACCCGCGGGACTTGGCCTCGAACGTGGCGTCGGGGCGGACGTTAATCACGCGGCCTTTGACCGGAGCGATCTTGCGATCCTCGACGGCGGCGTTCTCCCAGGTGACGCGGAATACGTGGTCGGACCACTGGATGTAGTCACGGCGCACGCTGGCCTTATCGCTGTGGTGCAGATCGGGGCCGCTCTTGAGATAGTTTTCCCCGGCGGTGTTGGTCTCGGCGGTCGCCGCTTCCTGGGCAATGAGGATGATGTTCTTACCCTGCTTGATGAGCCGATCACAGTCAGCGAGAACCATGTGCATCATGTCGAACAAATGCCGATAGCCCTTACCATAGCCGTAGCCCTCGATACTCGACACGGTAGCACCCTTCTCATGCTTGATCGTGGCGAACATATAGGGCAAGGCCCAATGCTGGAGCATGGTCACAGTGTCGAGGACGACTGATGCGTGGTCGTCAAACACACTGGACTGCAACGCAGCCCGCACGTCGCCGAACGTCTCCACACCGGGGACATGGAGCACAGGCTGGCCGGTCTTGGGGTTCAATATCTTCCGCCCACCGTCATCACAGCCGACGAACACGGGGTCCGGCGACGTAGCGGCGAGCGTGGTCTTACCCATCCCGGAGGGACCGTACAGGATAACTTTCTCTCCCTCGCCTGCGCCGATCCACGGAGCGACTACAAAGGACTTGGCCGGGACGCGGGCCGCGCTTGGCGGAGCGGGGGCACTGACGCGGGGGGCGAGACAGGGGGCTTTAGCCATTAGCGCGCCTCCTTTTTAGCAAGGCGCTTTTTGTTCAACCGCTTAAGGGTTCGTAGAAATCGGGCAGGGTTGGTGCCCCACCCCGCCTTGTAGCAGTTAAAACGCGGGCTCACCAGGCACCCCGGACAACCGGGACAGCCGAGGCAGCAGCCCTGGCCTTTGGCCTTCCTGTGGGCATTATGCCAATCGCAGAAGTAGCAGAGAGTCCCCGCAAGATCTTCCGGGTGATTTTTGTCGACCCACTCCTCCTTTAGCTCTGAAATATCTGCCTCGGGTCGAGCCTTTAGCTCCTTTACAATCCACTGCCACATGGCGAGGCAGCGTTTCCATGTCTCATTCAAGGTTATCTTTTTCATTCCAGCGGTACCTCTTCTTCTTCTTTGGGGTGTTTTCTCTTGTATCCCACTGGCGGCTCGCTGTCGATGGTGCCGGCTACGCCGGAGCGACACAGGTCACGATACTCACAATAGAACGGCTGCTCACAGGATCGCAGGTTACACAGCCATAGGTCGTTCTTCTCCACGGCCCGTATTTGTTTGGCGAGCTTGAATAGCCGCCACTGAAACTGTTCAAGCTCCCGATCCGTGCGGGCGACCTCGCGCTGAGCGAAGTAATGATCGGGGCGTTCGGCGATATCTTGGAGCAGTCGGGCGCCGAATAATTCAGGAGTCTCGACTATGGACTCGCCCACTACCGCAGGATTGACCTGTGGATACTGCGCCTTAGTGCCGCAGTACATCCCCGTCTCCGCCAGCGTCTTAAGATCTGCCTTACTGACCCGCTTCGGGGCGATATCAGGCTTGTGCCACACATCGCACCACGCCCCGGCGATAGGCGGGTCCTCGGACCTGATGCCGTGCTTACGGAGTTGCCCATTCGCCTGCGCCACACGACCGCCGTATAGGTAGCCGCTGATCTGATCGCCCTGGGCGAGGTCGTGCCAGTACGACTCAGACGTGATCGGATGACTGGTGCTCTTGCGTTCCCAAACGTAGACGAGCCCGGTGTTTCGCTCGCGCACGAGGCGGTCGATCTTGCCGACGAATACGGCCTTGCCGAGCTTGCGGCCTGTGACCGGGTTAATCACCGGGACCTCGAACTTGATCTCGGACCCGATGGTTTCCCATCGGTCTTCATCCTCCTTATAGAGCCATCGGTGTCCGGACAGGGAGTAAAGCAGCGTAACACGCTCTGTCTCCCAATCGTCACGGGTCTTGTTGTCCGGCACAACCGCGTAGGCATAGTTAAGGTACCGGACCACGGCTTCCATTGGGTCGGCGGGTGTGTAACCAGTGCCCGCGCAGATATAGCAGTCGGGGCGTATCTCCTCATGCCGCAGGCAGTCGGGGCAGACGGCCTCAGCCTTGAGTTCGAGTAGCTCGTGACAGCGGTGCCAATTACCGCCGACGCGGAGGCTGTCTTTGTCCTTGTCGGCAGTCAAGTCGGCTATATAGGACAGCCAGTATCGTTTTTGACACGCCTGGTAGTCGGCGTTGGCAGAGGCAGAGAGGCGGAGTTCGCGCAGCATCAGGGGTCCCTCACAATCACACGGTCCTCGGCGTCAAGTTTCAGGCCGATACTATGGTTTACACCGCAATAGTGCATAATCTCGCCATCCGCAAACCCGAGCAAAGACCCGCATTCTACCCGTTCGCCATTTTCACCAACGGCGCAAAGTTCAATGTGGTCGAAGCGTTCGATGAGTCTCAACCTCAGCACGGGTTCCTGCGGCGGAGCGGGTTCCCGCGGTGTCCAGATTTCTACTCTCATAGTTATCTCCTCTACGTAACTGTTGGTATTGGGGGCACTCCGCGGACTTCGCGGAGACGCCGGTGGATAAGCTCTATCTGGGATTCACGACAGTCGCCGAGAATAACTTGGCCCATTGCGCCTCCAAGTCCTGTTTACTTCTCACGAGTAAGTAGACCCCGTGGTTCTTCTCAATCTGTGCCTGGAAATGTTTTTGTTTGGCTGATTGTTTGCCAGTAGATGATTTCGTTTCGACCTCTAATCGCCGTCCATCAGGAAGGATTCCCGTAATGTCCGCTGACCCCGGATAGCCAAAGGAGATGGGCTGGCCGTCCGTCCATAGGGTGCCGGAGTTGTTCCGCCAGGCGAAGATACCGTGGGCGTGGAGCCACTTGAGGCAGGCGTGCAGGACTGGGGCTTCTCGGCTTGGGCCTGTAGTTGCTTTATGGCCATTGCCGAGGTTCGGGCTGATCGACGGCTGTCTGCGCGATTGAACCCCATCTCCCGCCGGAACCACAGGTACTCGCGGCGGTATAGACGGTAGTCGTGGTATCTTCGCGTGCATCTGTTGTATAATGAAAGTACCCAATGGCTTAGCTTTGCGCGCAAGTTGACCCCTCTCGATTGCATGGTTTCGTGGTCCTCTCATACAAACATACAAAGTCCATCGGCCCCGGCATCATAACGAACGCCACAGCGGAGAAGGTCGATGACTTGGGCCTCTGAAATAACCTCGGCGAGTTTGGTGCAGTCAGTATCCAGATAAATTTCGTCATGTTCTGCCGATGTCACCATATCCCGCCCATCGTCCGGCACAAGCTGTGACAACATTAGAAACGCGCAAATGTCAGGTCGCGGATGCTGGGGGCACTCAATTCGCTCAAACTTGATGTATTCCGTATCTATATGCTTTTCAAACATCTCTTGAAGATTCATTATCCGCCCTCTCATTTGTGGTACACTGGTGTCAAGTCGCCTTCCACTGCTACAGGCAAGCCCTCGGCCCACACTGGACAAACAGTTTGGAGGCAATGCATGTCCTCAAGCTCGGTCTTTGCCGTGGCGTTGTCACGATACAGGTTGATCCCTTGGTCGTGTACGCTGAACAATACGTTATGCCCCGCGTCCTCCAACCGCAGCAGCCCGAGCGCGAATACATCCCTCGCTGTGGCCTGGACGACGTTCTCCGTGATCGACCCGCCATATACTTTTCCCCAGCGATACCGGCACTCACCACTCGCTGCGGCGCGGGCGTGGGAATAGAACAAACACCGGCTTGACGGCAACTGTACAACCACCGTGCCGCCCTCATTCCGGAACGACAGGCTCCGCCCATAGTGACTCACCGTAGCTCGCTGGTCGTAGTATCTAGCGACGAATCGCCACGCCGCCTCGACTTCTTTCCAGAATTTTGGGATCATCGAATATCGCTGGCGATAGACGGCAATGGCCCGATTGCACAGGGGGCGGTTAAGTTCCCCAGACTCAAATGCGGCCTTGAGGCTCGGCTTTTGGCGGCAGCGGTCATAGAACGTAGACCCACCCATTCCAAACCCGGCCCCGAGGATGGTTTCCTTGCCGACGTTACGCCGGGTTGTAAGAGCCGCCGCCAATTCCGGTGGATCATCCTTGCGGGGCTTGCGTGTTTCCTTGTGATAGATCTGTTCCTCGGCGAACTCACAATAGACATCCTTCACCGAATCATCACCCCGTTCCTTTGCTGCATCGACGCGGCGAAACGCCTCCAACAAATCCTCTTGCCCGGCGAACCACGCCACTACACGGGCCTCGATTTGACTGAGATCCCCGGTGCCGAACACGAATCCCTCGGGCGCGGTGAGCATCTGTCCTACCTGCTTGATAAGATCGTCTACATCCCGTGCGCCGAAATTCTGAAAATTCGTCTTCCCCCACCCACCCCACCGGCCAGTATGCGCGGCATAATACCGGGTCATGGCCCCGATAAATCCTCCGCGTGCGGCAGACTGCACGAGTAACTGCCGCACGCGGCTGATATGTCCGGGCCAACTGTCGGACTCTTTACGCGCCGTCATTAAGGCCCGAACTTGAGGAGAAGGATGAAGGAGGAGGTAGTCGAGTTGAGTATCAGTCTTAGCGAGAGCGGGGATGAGCCGTCTCTTGCCCTGCTTCATGGGGATTGACTCGCCAGGAGGTAGAGCCGCCGCAAGTAGGGTAAGAAATGTACCGTCCTTGCTGATGTCGCCCACGGTGACGGCCTTGACCGTGGGCGGCTTGCAGATCCTCTTGGTGAGTTTACCTGGTGTCACTACCCGGATGCCAAGCTCATTGCAATGGTCTACGGGCTCTTGCAGCTTGGCCGTCATGCTCACCAAGAGGCGGTTGCCGAGATCGGCGTCTATCTTGATTTGCGGGACGAGATACTGCCGAAGCGCCTGGGCCGCTAAGCGTAGCTCAACTTCGGGCCACGTTATCCGGGGTAACAGAGTCTTAAACAGATACGTCTCGATAGCGACATCATTCAAACAGTAGGAGGAGAGGGCGGCACGCTGTTCTGGGGTCATAGTCTGCCAATGTAATCCCTTAAACTGTAGCGTATTGCCCTTCTCCGTTGGAGCATGATACTTTTTAGCCAGATGTTCCAAGTTGTGCTGGTCGCGGGCGTCCAGATGTCGCGCGAGGTCGATAATATCCACGGTGTACTTCGGCGTGATGCCGTATCGTTCGCGTAGGACAAGGGCGTCGAACGGCAGATTTTGGCCTACCACTGTATAGCTGTCGATACACCCCGCGGCGGTATCCAAATATCGCCGAGCCTCTATCGGGTCAAGAAAGCCTCCGGCCTCTGATTCCGTGCCAAGCAGCCGATACCCCAACCCCGTGACCTCGAACCGCGGGGACATCACGTATTCGACAGTCGATAGCTTATCGAAGCTGTATTCGGCATCGAAGTAGGTCTCCCAATCCAAAACAATCGCTTCAGTGGGAAATCCCGCAGACTCAAGTATATTTTGCCACTGTTCCATTATGCCGGAACCCCAAGCCAAAACCCCATGCGAGTATCCCCCTCCATAACGCACTTCTCAACTCCCCGCTCCGCCACGGCTCGCAACCCAGTGAGATACTGCCGGAGTGCCGCGGCATTGTCCGCGCCGTCAAGACATAGATCCCAATATAGCTTGAGCACCCAGGACAGCCGGGCATAGACGCACCCGATCTTACTGACCCCGCGGGCGTCGTTTGGGCCTTGGGTGGCATACGGCGGCAGGCGGCACGGATCGCGGATCTCGCCGGGGTCTACCGCCATAGTGTACCTGCGAAACATTTCTTGGTATGAGGGGACGTAGGTGCTCTTAATCAGGGCCTCGCACGTCGCCCTAATCTCCATCGCAAGCTCCTGACGGAGTTGATGCGCAGCTACACCGGGGAAGATTGGACGCACAGTTGGTACGCGGGGGATCTGGAGCATCACAGCACCTTGATCTCCACATCCACAAAACGATCCACGGTCACATCAGCCAGACCCTCCCACGAAGACCGAGGACGTGATGCGAGGAGCACGCGGCCGTAACTTATGAGGTAGAGACTGTGTTCGGGTCCCCACCCACATCTGCCTATGAAGGCAGTCTGGGTGTCGCTGACGTCGTCACATAGGGACTGTACCGTTAGCATTGGTAGCCCCTTGTTCTCGGGCATGATAATGGTATTCATTTCTTTCCTCCAAATTTGGATTTGTGATATTTCTCTCGAACTCCGCATGGCAGGATAAAGTGCTGTGGTACGCCGTCGATCACCACGCCTGCCGACAGAATCGGACGACTCGGCATGTGCGCTCCATAGGCAAACTGATAGGCGTCTACATCAATTCCGCAGCCCGTATCCATGCCGAACGTCCGGCGATTCGGGTTGGCCCTCCATTTGACGCCACTGGCCGAGTGACAGTGGCCCATTACAACCGACATAAGCATGTCTTTCATGGCGTTATACGCCGGATGTATCCCGCTGCGCCCCGTCCCGTGGAAGTAGTACACGTCGTCAATCACGATGTCCCCTACCCACTGCCATGTTTTCGTCTCCCACATCTCATCGTAGTCGCGGAGATAAAACGCTGGAATCTTTACCGACTCCGCAAGGCGGGCTACACGGGCGTCGTGATTACCTATCGTCACCACGGCACCGGGGAAATCTTTGTACCACAACTGCATCTTGGCGAGGATCAGATCATGCTCATCCTTGGGTCCGGGACACATGGGATTCGCCGCGTGGAAACTGATCGCGTGGTGGTCGCATATGTCCCCGATGATAACAGTCTTGATTGTGTCGAAGCGATCGCGCAGGTCGCGGCAGAATGCGCGGTAGCCGGGGTGACACACAGGCTCGTGAGGATCTCCGATGCAGAGAACACGGGTCATCGTTTCCGGGCCTCCAGGTATTGCTGAATCGGTTCCACATCCCCCGCAGCAAACACATACACTATATCCACTCCTCCAACCCCCGCCGCTCGATGCTCTTGTAACATTCCGTTGGATAGATAGCGGTCTGGGGCGTACACAATCAAAAGATCCCGTTTCCGCACCAATCGAACATCAACAGCCAATATTTGCGATTCTGTCAACACCCCCATCTCATAGGCTTCCAGCACAAACTCATCATGGATTGCGGGTACGTACAGATCGAGACCGGGAAACTCCGCCCGCACTTGGGCGGCAAATTCTATCGCCCGGCGGTTGTTGGCCTCCATGTCCTCGCGTGTCGCGGCGGAACCTTTGGCTCCGCGGATCAGGTGACTGAGATAGGCCCGGATCATACACGCTCCTTGAAACAATTGTCGGCAACGCCAACACAGAGACACGTACCCCCGCTGGAAACTTGATGCCCGCACTCCAAGCAAGATCGAGGCGGGGTCTCGGCCTCTTTCGGCGGCGCAACCTCGTCAGCTTTAGCCTCTAACAGCAGTATCGCCGCCAGGATTGAGTAGTTGGCGTTGTCGATCAGCGTGTCGATCACGCTCTCATCCTTTACCAGGAGTGTGCCGGACTTCTGAAACTGCTCAAGACGACTCCATTTATCCTGCAACCGCACCAATACGCCGACGAACGGGGCCAGGCCGATACGCTCCGCAGATCGGAGATTCTTAAGCGGGTCCGCGTCCCCGGCGTAGTCGTGGTTCTTGCGGGAGTGGACCTCGGCCATCTGCATCAGGAACTCGTAGAATTTCGGATGACCGTGAAACTGCTGACCGTTAAATGTCGTTTGCATGGGTCTCCTCCATATCAGAACAAAAACGGGCGGACGCTCCGGTGCTTTATATGATCCACCGTAAACGGTAAGCCGGGTCCGCCCGCTGTTAGAATCGTAGTACGCTCTGATCGTTAAGCCGGTCGTCACTATCCGCGCTGGCCTCGATACGTAACATGTGGTGCAGCGCAGGTATGCCATGAACCCCGGTGAAATCAGGGTCTTTTTGTAGTGTGGGCAGCGCGTTGCGCACACGATTCAGTAGTCGTGAAAGTTCCGACTGGTCTGAAAAGCCAAAGCGCAAGGCCAGCTCCTCTTGTGTGAAAAGTGGATAATTGAGGTAAACAACCAAGTCCCGCTTACTCAGCCGGTGAGACTTCATCAACGAGCGCAGACGACAACACCGCATCCTACCCGTTCCGCCTAATTCGTCGCGGCACACACGGAGCAGATCTTTAAGGGTCTTTGCTATGCGTGTGTCTTCGCTCGGCCCCGGCTGTTCCAACTCTGTGCGATGTTCCTCTAACCACCGCAGTTCGTCATCATTCAATTTTGTTCGTACCATGTCACCACTCCTTCTATAGTTCCCCGCAATCATGGGGTCTGAACCTGATATTTCAGCCCGTCACGGTCGGAATTGCTGGAATTTTTTTCTCCACGTCCCCCGCGGCGGGTATGGCCTGTGCCGAATATTCCGGCCACTCGGCGGGGTGCCGTTGGATCTGCTCACGCAGGGTATTCTCAACCCATCGGTGTAACTCCCGCGTGATCTGTACTGCCGCGCGGAGCCCGTGCCGGGCGATGAGGTCGGTGTGTAGGGTGCGCACGATCGCGCTCATTGGTACGGGATTATCTTGTTTTTTCATCGCCTGGCTCTCCCCACGGCTTTACGGATTGCTGTATGGCCGCGATATGGTTCAGGCACCAGCCAAGTTCCATCGGGTCCGCGAACGTGCGAATGAATCGCTCAAGCTGCGCCCACGGATCAAACGGCGGGACCGCATTGTCGCAGAGCGCGACAAAGTGCTCCTCTACGTCGAGTGTAGTCAGCATGTGCCCTCCTCCTCTATGGCCTGTTGTATGAGCGTCACCAGGTCTATCGTTGTATCAGCGCAGGCGGCGGCGGCGTCGCGGGCGGCGTCGGCGGCGGCATAGGCGGCGCAGGCGGCGTCGGCGGCGGCATAGGCGGCGCAGGCGGCGGCGCAGGCGGCGGCGGCGCAGG